CCAGTTGATGGTGGTCAGAGGCAGCATCGGGCCGCATATTGATGACGGCTTTGGCTTGTCGGCATTTTGGTTGATCGGACTCCAGCCAATACGATTCAACACACTCAAGCACAACATCAGCCCAGGCGAAACGATAGGTGACCTTCCTTGCTTGGCCACCCGGAGAGAGGACGTGAGCCTCGTGATTGGTGACGTCGTGGTGTTCGACTCCGATCGGACGCATTCCTGGATCTGCAATCAAACTGCCTACGCTGTGTCGATTACTGTTTCACGGATTAGCAAGGGGAAGCGCTGATGTTGTCGCACGTCATCTACGACTCGCGCACGAACGCGAACACGCCAGGGGTCGGGTGGCTCGTCACCCAGGATCCGATCTTCAGTGGCGATCCCAACATGGTGCGCTTCTACCGCAGCAACGGGCGGCGGACGCTGCTTAATCGGATCGCTCAATGGGATCCTCGTGCGCAGGCCTGGAGGAAATCGAAGACACGGTGGGCGCCAAAGCCGCCGGTCGTGCCGCAATACATAATCGACAAGGTGGTAGCCCACTTAAGCCCCGAGGGTTGAGCGGCGCCATGGGTCGGTCGCGGGTTCAAATCGACAGCTACCCTTGGGAAGATCTCCCTGGACCCGGATGCCTGCTCGACCGAACGCACGAGACTCACGCAAGGAATCCTTGAGCACCCGCAGCCAGGGCGGGACCCGAGGGGAGCTTCAGAACATGTATCTGCCACCAACCGAGGAGCCATACAAGTACGAAGGCTGCTTCAACAGCGATAGGGTAGACGGCTACGGCGTTCACTTTCCGCCGCTTGAAGACGGGTGGGACAAGGGGATCGCCGTCGTTTACGGCTACAAGGTCAGGCGGTCAAGGGAACGCGGCACCTACGAGGCCAAGATCGGCGCCAACGTGGTGGACATCCATATATATAGTCAGTATTGGGCGAGCCGGACCAGTGGCTACCGGATTGCAATTATGATTGCGGGGCACCTCAACCAAGGGCACGCCTACACGGGGCCTAAGTCGATCCACGTCGACAGGCCCGAGGTCTACGCGGAGGTCAGGGCCCAGGTCAAGGGTTCAGCAGAAAGGGCGGAGTGACCCGCCCTGGTGTTTCTGGTTGCAGTAAAGGCCTTCAGGTGGTGAGCTCGTCCTCCGGGGCGTAGGTTTCGGGTTCCTCGGAGCCTTCGACGAGGACGGCGTCCCCGGCGAGCTCCTCCAGGGAGAGGCGGAAGCAGTGGGAGAAGATCGCCTGATGCAAGGCCGCGTTGATCAGCGCCACGGGCAGGGTCTCGTGGCGGTCAATCAGCGCTTGGAGGTCCCGGTAGAAGGCGATGTAGCCGTTGGGGAAGGAGGACGCTTGGGAGGTAGCGGTTTCGGAAGACATGTCGAATTGCGGTTGCTCGATGATCCTAGCAGGCGCCACCTTCGTCGTCAAAGGAGCCGGCCAGCAGGTCGTCGGATTCCTTGAGGAGCTTGTCGGCGAGCTGCAGGCGGACAATGGCCCGGGTCTGAGATAGCTGGAGGGCGTCGCGGATGGCCCTGAGTCTGCGGTTGGCCCACTCCTCGACCTCCCTGGGATCCCTTGAGATGAAGTAGGCGTCGCTCTCAAACTTCGAGTCGTTCAGGCAGGCCGGAAGTCGCGTCCGGGTGTTGAATTTCAGGGGGCCGAAGCGGTGCTGGGTGTCGAACCAGACGGAGCTTCCGTCGTAAGCGGCGGCTTGGACGTTGCCGCGAGTCAGGCGGCCGTCCTTAAAGAGGGCGAGGAAGAGCCGGCACTTGGAATTGGCGCCAGTTTTGGGGTCGAGGGAGACTCCTTTGGGGAAGAAGGGCATGCGGAGGAGGGGCGAAAAGCTGATTTCTAGTCGATTCTACGGTACGGGGAGGACAAAAGGCTCGTCGTCGTCGTCTTCGCCGGGAATTTCGTCGTCTTCCATGCAGATCAGCAGGATTTCGGCCGAAATTGCCTGGATCTGGGTCAGCAGCGCGATAATTCGCTGCAGGAGGAAGCCGAGGATTATCAGGAAGGCTTGTGTTAGGTTTAGGTGATCCGTAAAAACGGCATAAATTACGGAAAGATATAGAATGATGGTTAGCGGCCCGACCCCCCACCTCATACCCCATTCCCCCCAAACTCAACAACCCCCTTCATACCTGCAATCACCCCCATATTACCCCCGAAATAATCATAATTCCCCGAAACCCCAGGCCAGGCCATAACTCTCCGATAATTTACACAAAAACAAAGGCCACCCATTTCTAACCCCATCACTGCTTACCCCCTGCCTCAACCGCCCGCACCTTGAACCCCAGGGCCGCCGTCTCGGCCTCGCTCATGCGCCGCAACCACAGCTTCCGCTGCCCATCCCACGAGAAGCCGGCATCCTTCGCAAGCTGCCGGTCGTCGTAGCTCACCAGCGCCGCATACCACTGCCTGGGCTGCATCGCGGCCTCCAGCAGCTCCTCCAGGTCGTTCCGCCGCTCCAGTACCTGCGCCAGGTAGATGCAATCGGTGAGCGCCCGGTGAGCCGCCCACACCGGCACCCCATGCGCCAGCGCCAGCGCCGTCACCGACGGCCGACCCTTGAGCCCCAGCTCCTTCGGCCACGGGATGTCCGACATGCTGCACACCCACGGCTTGTGGACCGGCGGCAGCGCCCCAACCCCAAACCACTTACTGTCGAACTCGGCATTATGCGCCAGCAGCACGTCCGCCTGCTCCAGCATCCTGTTGAAGGCAGCGATACCGGCATCAACGAGCGCCGTATCGGCCACCCTCGACAGAGCCGCCGAGATCCCGTTAATGGGCTCGGCCGGATTCTCGAAGCACGGCATCAACACCGACACCTGGGCGACCGTCCGCCGATGCCGCACCGAAAACAGAATGGCCCCCAGCTCAATGCAGAAGCCTTCCTCCGGGTTCAACCCGGTCGTCTCGGTGTCAACAATCAAAACAAGTTCGGTCATCCCGAGCCGTCGAACTGCATCCATCTTACCAGCGGCAACGCTCGGAACGCTAAAGAACCCGCGATCAACCTGTGCAAGATCTGCACATTAGCCTCGATGCCTTCGTCGCCCTGGTGATCTTCAAGACCATCTACGAGCCCATCGCCATCCGCGTCGGCCGCTGGCTCCTCAAGCAAGCCGACACCCGCTGGCCCTGGCTCCCCGACTGGCTCCACACCAGCGACAAATAACCTGAGGGTTATTTGGGTAACGACTCCACCACAGCCTGCAGCACCCGCAGCGCATCACGAGCCTGTGGACTCTTGGGGTCGCACGCCAGCGCCAGGTCAAGCAGGGCGTCGGCGGCCTGTTGGCGGGTGGGGGTTGGGGTGGGTTGGAGTGTTCGTGGGGTGGTGGCGCTTGGTTGAGGCGTGGTATCGGCGGCCTGCTGCGCCTCCCTGGCTTCGATTTGCTTGATCCAGTCGAGCAGGATCACCTTGTCGGACCGGGTGAAGGGTCGCCGAAGCGTAGACAGTTTGGCCCAGTAGCCCGATCCTTGTGGTGAATTCGACCACTTGAAGGCGGAATAGAGTATCGCTCTGCCGGAATCCGAGAGGAAACAGTTAACCGGCGTCTGCGCAAGATGACAAATATCGTCCAGCGACGCCTCCTTGAGAAACGATTCACTGAGTAAGTTCGACGAATCAGGTGAATCGGCGGTCGGATTGTCGGGTGAATTCGACAGGCTGGGCGAGTTGGCGGCCATTGGTTGAGCGGGGAGGGAGGAGCAGGAGAGGCGGAGGCCGATAAGGTGGTCGACGCAGTCGGATGTGTCGTTGTTGCGGAAGGCTGAACAGCAACGCCCGGGGGCGCTGAGCCAAGAGCTGCCACGCGAGACAAGGGAGACTGCGGCCTTGGGGAGATTAGACGGATAGGAGCAGGAGAGGCGGAGGCCGATGGTGTCGCTGGTGTTAGCGGAACCGCTGAAGAGGCGGTAAGTCGAGCGGCGTCTCGCAATGGCCTGAGCCCAGTCGGAACCACGCACAACAGAACGGCTTGTCTTCTTCAGGCGATCAAGTGGGTAGGAGCAGGAGAGGCGGAGGCCGACAAGGTCGTCGACACCGTCAAGTACGTCGTAGTCGCGGTAGGCCGAGCGACAAACCACGGGGAAATCAGGCCAAGAGCTGCCGCGCATTACAGGCGGGGGCGCGATCTTGGGCCGATCAGGGAGGGGGGAGCAGAAAAGACGAAAGCCGACAAGGTCGTCAGCGAGGTCAGGCCTGCCGTGGGCACGTTCGGCTAAGCGGCATTCCCCGGGGTAGTCGATCCAGGAGCCGCCGCGCATGATAAATGAAGCCCCCTGCAGGTCAGTAGACTCAACCGGACCAGGATTGCCGTTGCCGATTGACGAAAACCAAGGCAGCCTGACCTTCTTCAGCGCATCAAGAAACGAAGTCATTTGATCGGAGGTAAGTGGACGAGGGATTACTGGAGCTAGTCGGCTTCGGGCCTCGGATTCAAGACGGGATCCCTGGCCACCAGTTGCTCGAACTCGGCGATGTCACGCAAGGCCAGCTTCGGATCGCGCTCGTTCTCCTCGTTCAGCAAGAAGTTGACGACTAGTGCGTCAATTACCCGCGCCTTCCAGGGGTTCAGCTCTTCCGACTCCATGGCCTCCTCTAGCGAGGACGCACCACGCAGCAGCTCCTTGCGAGCAAACAGGTAGCCAAACGCCGCCGCACTCACCTTGTCGCCGCAGGCATCAAGCGCCGCGAGCCTTTTCTTGAGGTCAGCCAGCTCCACCGCCCTCTCGGCGCGGGTGCATTCGATCGCCACCTCCAGTAGGTCGGCGTAGTCATGGCGCTGGTCGGAGATTGAGGAGCAATAGAGGCGGAAGCCCCGGGTACAGCGCTTCGATGACTGCTGTGGCCCGTGACGGGAGGTCGAGCGGCAATGGACGAGGGGGTTGGCCCAACCGCCGCCAACCACGGCCCCCTGGGCATTGGTCTGATGGGGGATGATACCAGGGGTGGGGTGCTCTTCGGCTAAGGGGGCGCAATAGAGGCGGAGGCCGGTAAAGGCACGCGTATCGGGGGTATTGCCCATACAACGGGGAGAACCACCTACACGGGGACCAGTGGACCACCAGCTTGCACCGCGTCGCGAAACAAAACTCACTTCAGCACCTCCTGCAGGCTAGCCTCAAGAACCTGTTCAACGGATGGCACCTCGAATGGCACCTGCGACGAAGCCAGTCCCCAGCGCTCCATCGCCACACGACGGAACAGCATTGAGGACTGCCTTTTGGCATTCACCTCCTCAAGGGCCCATTCGGTCAGCAGGTTGACGACCACTTCCCGATCGGCCTTCCTGAACGTAGACCTTGCCTGATCGGTCAACCGGGGACCTCGATACGAGTCGGAGTCACAGTAAATCCCATGCTCGACCCCAGCAAGCTGAAACCCGACCCTGCTCATGTAGAAGTTCACGTAATGCGGAAAGGGCGTCTGAACGTACTCATATCGCCCCGTGCAAACCGCAAAAGGAGATCGTATGAAAGCAATTGAGTCCAGGTTGACAAGGTGCTTGTCGATCCAAATGCAGCCACTCGTCGCCATGGAATTCTCCAGAAACACCACGCAACCCTAGCCCCGTCCATCGCCGGATGTCAAGACCCTGTCTTCACTTGGGTCACCCGCCAGCGAGCGATGGCACCGGCAGCAGTTGCCGATCGGCGTCCAGTCGGGCCTAGTGTGCGCAACCACGGCCTCCTGCTCGGTCCCACAGTGAGGACACCGCCAGGTGCCGACGTGATGCCAGGTTTGATCAGTCATCAGAAGCAGCGGATTAGGCCAAAGGAGTGAGGGCTCAAGGGTCGAGAGAAAGGTCCTAGGGGAGGCAGGCCACGCGGAAGCCGACATCGTTGATGGCGTCGTCGGGCTCGTAGTGGCCGCGATAGGCCGAGCGGCAGTCCCTGGGGTCGTCGTACCAGGAGCCGCCGCGCAACAATCTGCATCCCTCCTCACCGGTAGCCGGCTCAAGGCAGGCCAAGCGAACACCGATAAAGCTGTAAGCGCTACCGACCCCCAGAGGAGGACGCTGGGCCGACCTGCAATACCTGGGGCTATCCGTCCAGGGACCACCACGCAACGGCCTCAACTTCTTGTAGCCAGCAGCCGGCGCAACCCAGGTCAGACGGAAGTCAACGTTAAGAGGCTGTGACGCCTCGGAATCAGAGGAAGTCATGCGGAAAAGTTCGGGGTGGAATCACGAAGCGCGACAGGACTGGGCCCGCATCACTTCAGCAAAACTAAACGGCGACCCCGGGAGAGTTGCCCCGGGAATCGCCGAGCAGCAGTTGGCGTGCTTGGCGCTGCCGAATCCGATCAGTCGCGCCAGGAGCTGCCGTCAGTCGGCGCCCCGTTGTAGTTCGGATGCCAGTCGTCGTCACACCACTCCCACAGGTTCCCGTGCATGTCGTACAGGCCCCAGGGGTTGGGCTTGAAGGTCTTAACCGGCGTGGTCTTGGCTCGGTAGACCCCGCCATTGGCCGAGTCGTCGAAGTTGGCGTCGTTGCTCGTAATGGTGTCACCCGTGTAGTAGCGGGTCGTGGTACCCGCCCGACAGGCGTACTCCCACTTGGCCTCAGACGGCAGGCCGAAGCCCAGGCCGGTGTAGGCGGCTACACGGGCGGCGGCCTCCTGGCTTTCGTGCCAGTTGATGGATTCGACCGGCAGGTCGTCACCCTTGAAGTGGGAGGGGTCGGGCTTGAGGTCGATCTTGACCTTGGGCAGCGCCGCAATCGAGCGCCATTGCCGTTGCGTCACCTCCGTCTCGCCCAGGTAGAAGGGCTTGTCGATGACGACCTTGTGCTGCGGCCCCTCGTCGGCGTATCGCCCCGGCTCGTTGTCGGGCGAACCCATCAGGAATTCGCCGGCAGGAATCTCCAGGAGGACGAGCTCAACGCCGTCGGGCAGCGCAACGGTCAACTGGCGCCCAACCTTGGCCCAGGTTTGCGTGGTGGTGGACATAGAAGCGATTTGCGAAAGACAACATGGACTGTAGCACGTGGCGAAGAGGCGAAACCCTATGCAGCCATACGCCAACTTCGAAGAGTGAAGTGCGCGAGCGGTCGAACGACCACGGTGCGCACTCCTGCAGCAGGCCCCACCTCGCAGCGCCGGGTAGCGGTCCGCCTCCGGCCAACCAAGCAGGCTGGCAAAGGCAAGCCTTGACGCATGCGAGTGCTCCATCAGGACAGACGCTCTAGCTCCTCCCTGAGCTGCGCCAGGGACATCGCCGTCAGCGACTCCTCCTCCTTGGCCTTGACGGCCTGCTTGAGCAGTCGACGACGAGCCTCCAACTCGGCCTGCCGCTCTTTCGCCGTCTGGGCCTCCTTCTTGACGGCAATGACGGCCTTGACGACCTCAAGCTGCAGCGAAAGCCGGCCAGTCGCCGGACTCTCGTCGTCCACGAAGGAAGGCTGCCCAGCCTGGGTGAGTTGCTGATGCAGCTCCCTGGCGATGAAGTCAAGGCTGAAGTCACGACCCGGCGCCCGCAGGGGCACGTCCCACAGATCTTCGGTGGTCAGCTCACCACGGGACGACGGAAAGCGAAGGTGAAGGCGCGTGGCCTCCAAGAAAAGGTCTTGCGATTGCGACATGGAGCACCTCAGAAATGAATGCGGTACGGCCGGCGGTCGGCCACCGCGACCACTGTATCACCCCTGGCCGACGAGAAGCCAACCCCAGAAAGCTGTTCCTCCGTGGGCTCACACTTGGTCTTGGCGCCAAGCACCTCGAACACCTTCCGATGCGGCAGCAGGTCGGTGCGCAGGAATTCGTTGTAGATGCCCCGGGTTGGCTCCGGGTTGCGGCAACCATCCAAGAAGAAGAACCAATGCAGGTTCCCCTTGCCGCCGGCACCATCCCAGTGGTTGGGCGACCGGGTGATCATGTTGACGCGCACCGGCAACCTGGTCCGAATCCCCCACTTCTCGCCATGTAGTACGCCACCGGCGATGGCTGGCGTCAGCACCTGCAGGTCGGTGACCAGCCCACCGCTGACGGTAAGCAGCAGGCACGGCACCTCCCCAGCTACCGCCAGCGGGTAGGCGAACTCGTGGACAACGCCGCTCGACTCAACCTGAAGCCGGAAGCCGAAGTCGACGTTCTCCCGCTTACAGAACTGGTTGACCACAATCTTGTAGACGCCATCCTCGGGCTCCCGCCAACTGAGGTTCTCGACCGGCTCGCGGGTGGTGCCGTGGCCGGCATTCATGTCGACGTCAAGCACGTCAAGCTTGTTTCCGTAGTAGATGTGGAGCCCCCGGGGGTCGAAGCAGTGGATGTCGAGGTCGTCGAAGTTGTTCCACGCCAGCGAAACCCGCAGCTTGGCGTCCACCACGTTGCCGCCAGCCTTGGCGACCCGCTCCTTGATGGAGTCCGCCACGTCGCCGTCGTAGCTCCACGCGAAGCCGTTGTCCCACTGGAACAGGACGCCGCTACCCGGGTCCACGGGTGCCGTCAGGCTGACGAAGTTGCTCAACTGCGGGCGCTCCAGTACGACCTCCACCCGCTTGGGATTCTTGGCCAGGAATTCGTCAATGGTGATGTTCTCCGGCTGCCCCAGCTTCGGCGGCTTCGCCTCCTCCTGCAGCAGGGACGTGATTCCGTCCTTGAAGGCCCCGGCAATGCTTCTGTCGACAAACAGGGCATCGTTGACGCTGACGTCCGCAGGACGCGCAAATCGCCTGTTAATAGCATCCTTGAGCCCCAGTAGCTCGATCTGCTGAACGGCCCGCTGCACCATCGACTGCGTGATGACGGCCGACGTCCGCTTGTAGTTCGTGGGCGCCACCTTGGATTCGTAGCGACGCACGGCGATTTCCTCCTCAAGGCCCTCCGCCAGGTCAACCAGCAGGGTCCCGATCACCGTGTTGCGGAAGCAGGCGTGAGGCGAGAAGACGTGCTCCCACGCAAAGAGGTCGACCTCGTAGACGCCCCCGAGCGCCACCCAGGCCTGCAGCAGGTCGCGGAAGCCCTGCACCGCCTGCCGATGCTCCTGCCCCCGATACAGGTTGTTGTTGTCGATCAGGTCCAACACCAGGTCGAGGTGCTCCAACTTGATCTGCTGCAGCCCCCGCCGCAGTACCTGGAAGGCGTCGGCCGCCCTGCCGATCTTCTCGCCCGGGTTGCAGCAAACCGACGTCGCCGGCACGTCCCCCCAGAAGTGGTTCCACGTGATGGTCGGCAGCGTCGCATCCTGCGGCACCTCGATGGTGCTGCGCTTGCCGAAGCTGGCCTCCTTGCTGTAGTAGGCCCCCAAGATCGGGCTCCACCGCACGGCGATGTCCATCACCCTGGCGACCTCGCCGTAGGGCTCCGGCAGCTCACCTAGGGACTCCCAGATGGTGTGAATCCGGTGGTCCCGAATCACCACCACGCACCCCAGGTTGCGGATGAACTGCTTGCAGCAGTTGCAGTCGTGGTGAGTGCGCTCGCGAAAGATGGGGTTCGTGCCCTCGGGGAAGGCCGCCAGGTAGGTGTCGAACAGGTTCGGCGCATCGACGCGAAGCAACCTGGAGGGCCCCGGCAACTCGGTCAGCTCCTTGAGCCGGCGGTTGACGGCTTCGGCGAATGGCAGGAAGTCAGGCATAAAAAAGATCACGGGTGAGCGGGTTTGAGCCCGTACCCGTGATCCTAGCACCCTGGAGCGGGGCTGCCGTCAGGCGGCGGTGGAAGTCGGCGACTGGTGGCGCTCGGCGTGGGTGAGGATGACTTCCGCCTGCTGGGCGCCAACGAGGGCGCACCTCGCTGGCAACGGCGAGGGCACAAAGCAGCAGTCGACAAAGAGCCAGGCGCCACCTTGTGCCAACCTGATGTTCCGCGAACACGAAACACCCAGCAACGACAAGATGCGCTCAGGCGACTGCGCATCCTCGTCTGGCCCCGGGCTGTACATGAGGGCTGGCAGGCGTGTGTTGGCCATTAGTCGAATAGGTGGGCGAGGGGGCAGGGGAGTCGTTTCAAGGCTTGCAGTCGACAACCAGCACCACCGCCGGAACGGGCGCCTCGATGTAGATCAGGCTTTCGCCAGGCAGGGGGCTTTGGTTGTTCGCAAACCTCACGTCCATAAGACTGCATTCCTTGAAGTCGCCCTCGTCGAATTGCGCCAGAAACGACAGTTTCGTTTGCTTCGCCTTGGTGTGGCCAACTTTGTCGCGAAGGTGGTTTAAGAGGTCGCAGAGATCCGAGAGGCTGTGCGGAGGGGCGGCGGGCTCGACGGATGCGGCGGCCGGATCCAGGCCAGCAAGCCGAAGGATCTGCTCACGGTCGTCGGCGGCGTACACGAAACCATTATCATTGGCGTCACTAGACGTCGGCGGCTCCAGGAACCAGACACGCCGATTGTCCTCTTCGCGCCAACTTGGGTGTCCATGGCAGTAATACCAAGGTTTGTCGCCGACCTCTTCGCGTAAAACCTGGCAAGCATTGATCAAGTAAGCCTTGTCATCGTCAAGGCGAACATGGACGGGCGTCAACTTCATTTGGTAGGTGGTTGCGGGAACGGACGAATTGTAGCATCAAGGTCGGATGCCTCGATCAGGCCTTCGCAAAAGAAGACGACAATGGACGGCGGCGACATCATGGTGTAGCTGCCGAAGTCCTCCGGTCCAACCCGCCGCAAGCACTCGTAGCAGCCTTCGCGCCAGTAGCGCTCGCCGTCCTCCTCGTAGCCCACGCCAGAGCAACGCGGCACGTCGGCGGGGAGCGTTGGTCGAGTGTCAGGCATTGGTGGTCGCCGGCCGCACGACAGCGGTGCCGCCATCGCGAATCTCGATGCGCGAAATCAGGCCACTGGTGTCGTGATGCTTGCGCGTAGCAGGCTGGCGGCGGAGCAGGTTGATCGACAAGGATGGGAGGATGAAGGCCACGGTGGAGTTGTTGTAGAGGGTGGTAACACCTAGTCGGGCGTGCTGTACTTGGACGCGGCCCAAAGCACGACGCACACCGCCGCTGCCCACACTAGCAGCCAGGAGACCGCAGTGGTCACCAGGAAGACGGCGCCCGAGACGGCGACGATCAACCAGATCAGCACCAGGGGGTAGTCCCGCAAGGCGAGCGACAGGCCGCCGCCCATGCTGCTCATGAGGAGATGCGCCGTCAGCAGCGAGGGCAGCAGGTCAAAGGAATCCATCAGGAAGGGGTGAAGCAACACCACAAGGGTAGGCCCGCAGCGAAATGTGGTCAACCTCGGGTGTCGATAACCTCACCTTGCGCCAGTTAAGGCTTGATGGGTTGCCCCGCATTCCAGTAGGGGCAGGCCCCCTTGCTCTCGCCCCGGGAGACAAGCATCGAGGCAACCAGGCAGTCTTCGGGACGCCCGTCGTCCAGCACGCAGGTCGAGGGCACAGCGGCGTCGCCTTCATCCATCCAGCAGTTGTTGGTCCGCAGGAAGTGGTCGAGCAGCATGCCGAGCTCGGTGTCGGCCGACTCTCGCGTGACGCCATCCTTACGCAGCAGTCGATCGCGGGCCCGCACCAGCAGGGAGTGTGCCGTCGGCTTGTCGTCAGGCGGTTCGGAGTCGCCCTCCTTGTCCTCGTCGGCGAGAACCTGCAGGTCGGCATTCGTCATGCGAGCCAGCGTCCATCCAAGCGCAAAGGGGTCGACGCCATCGCCAGACTGGCCGCCACCGGCCTCGCGGTAGTCGTGCAGCGTCGGCCAGGCGTAGTCGTGCGGATTGGACTCAGCCTGCGGGTTGCTCGTCATTGGAGGCGGTCGAGTGTGCCACCAGTGTAGAGCAGGCGGGCGCTAGCCGCAAGGTTGCGCGGCAGGCTTCCTGGGAGCCTGATTCGCCGGGTTGCCCTCCAGCGGCCTGAGACGTAGGCGCTCCAGCGTCGCCTCTCGGATCTCAAGCTCCCGTTCGGTCATGTGCTGCAGCTTGATCTCCAGCCCACCGGGCCGGCGACGTAGTGCCGACTCGGGCGAGCGGAATTCCGCCAGGTCGTACTCCAGGCGGTAGCCAGGCTTGAGCTCCTCGGCCTTGAGGTACTGCGGGTTCCTCTCGATGGCCCGCAGCCACGCCGAACGCGACGTCGTGTAGAGCTCCACGGTCTTCGCCTGGTAGTCGTACACCAGCGTGGTTTCGGGATGCTCGATGGATCTGGGCATGGGTTTGGCGGGTGTGGGGGGTTAGCGGCGGCGGTGGCTTTGGGTGGCCTGACGCAGGCCGTCGTCGGCCAGGTCGAGCACCATGGCGCGAACGCCGAGCAGCACCGTGACGATAGCGGGTAGCAGGAGGATTACGATGGCGGCGTCGACGGAGAGCTCTGAAGGCATGGGACGGACTCGGTTGGGTGAGTGTTCCTGACCCTAGGGCTTCCCGGTGTTAAGGGCGACCATCTTGTCGGCAACCTGCAGGCAGGCTTCGCTCCAGCGGGACAACGTCACGCCACGCTCAAGCCATGGGCCGCCGGCAAGTCTTGCTACAAAAGCGTCGATGTCAATGTCTGGGGAAGCCTGCACCTTGTCGTGGTCAGCCTGCTCGGGGCGACGGGCCCGCACCTCGCCGCCAGCAACCTCGAAGACAACCGCGATCTGCGGGATCTCCACGTCGGGATCCTCGGGGTCCTCTCTGTCGTGCCCCATCAGGCGGCACTCCAACGAAAGCCAGGGGAAGGCCTCGGCCACCTGACGCCAATCGTCGTAGACCTCGCTCACGTTAGGCCACTTGCCAACGCGGATTTCGCGCTGATGGATCCGTCCATCCCAGTCGCACCAGCCATGCGGGCCGCCGATGTAGGCGGAGCACTCCCTGTGGTTGGCGAGGTGGTAAATGTCCAGTAGGCCCATGGCCTCGTGGTAGGCCTGGATGTCCTGGAAGTTACTGGTGTCACGCCACCACTCGCCCTTGAATTGACGGCCCAGCGGGTGGGCACGGTAGTAGATGGCGTCGACTTCGTTTGCAAACGACTTATCATTGCTGTCGATGTACACGGGCCTGGTGCGAACCAGGATCTCGTTCGCCTGCACGGGCGTCACCGAAGGGCCGTCGACGTCGCAAATGGCCCACTTGGGCAGGTCGATCTGGTCAAGTTCGCGAGCCAGGGGTTGCGTCGTCACGGCTTGTTGGGTAGCGATTGGTTGCGGGCGATCGTCGGCAGCGGCTCGGAGCCGTAGTGGGCCGGACGGTCGTAGTCGACGGTCATCATAGCAGAGAAATCACGTGGCGAGTCCACGCTTTCGACCAGGCCCTGCTCGACGGCTCGCTCCCAGGCGAGGTGGTGCTCGATGACGCGGCGGATGTCGTAGGCGACTGCGTTGTCGGCTGGCAGTCCCTCCCGACCAACGCCCAGGAAGCGACCCCCGGTGCCGACTTCGCTGATGAGTGAGGGGGCCACGGCTCGCCCAAAGGCTTCGATGGCTCCATGCACCCGACTCCAGTCGGCGCCATGCTTGACGGGCAGCACGGTCGCCAGCTCGTCGATCTGCCCCATCTGCAGGCGCTGGTAGGCGTCAAGGGCCTGCATGATCACGCGCAGTTGGTTGCGGTTAAATGTGGCCGTGTAGGTGGGACTGGCGGTCATGGAGAAGGGGGAAGCAGTTTGGCGATGGCTTCGAGTTGGTCGGAGATTTGCTGCAGGGTGGCTAGTGCTTGGTCGTGGGTCTTGGGGTCGCGACGTACCCCGCCCCTGAATGCGTTAAGCCTGTCTTCCGTGACTTTGAGCAAGCCATGAACTCGATTGTCGGCGGCTATCAGGGCCGAAGCGGTGACCACCTTTTGCCGTAGTTCGGGCGTGACAGGTAGCGCCCTCCTACGGCAGGACCCTATTTCGAGGCCGCTTTTACGAAAGCGAATGTCTCCCGCGACAAACTGAGTCGGGGTGACCTTCTGGACACTCTTCAGTTCACCCGGAAACTCAACAATACCCCATCCAATAGAGCAAGATGTTGATCGAATAAGGACTTCGTCGCCCACGCTGATGTTGTCGAATTGCATTGGAGTGCTGTGTTGGGATGGGGGTGGGGTGATATGCACAGCTACGAGCCTACTCGACCTCTGTTATTTCGTCAACCAGGGATGACAGAGGGTCAAGGGCCCGGGAAGGCTGTGTGGTAGCTTTGCGCTGCTGCCGACGTCGATCAAGCTCAGCAGCGATGTCCCGATCCAGCCGTCGATTGATTGCTGCTGCAACATCGGGTGGAGGAATGAGCAGCCCATTGCTATCGCAGTGGTAACGCTTCCGCCCGCGAACCAGGAGGTGAATCATCACCCTTACCGCGAAGCCAGCGACAAATGCGATAGCCAGTTCAACCATTGTCGGCCTCCTGCTCAAGCCACTGAGCGACGCCCGCCCATGTCACCAGGCGGGCTTTACCGTCAAGATCTCGCGCCCGAGCGTTGATGGCAATTTGACGGAGCACGGCGCGGGCACCAACTGAGTCATCGGCGGTGAACCTCGCACTCAGAAACACATCAGCAACTATCTTCACTAACCCCTCAGACCGGGGCTCGACGGCAGGAGCACGGAGCCTGTCCACGGCCGCCACTTTTGTAGACACACTCTTAGCGACTTCAGCAAGCCTGCTTGCCTTTTTGCTCCACGATTGATTAGCCGCCTCCAGCGCTTCGACGCGGGCGCGAAGCTCGACCAGCGCACGATACAGAGAGTAAGGTGTCTTAGCGTTAATCAAGGAGCCGTTTTCGATATGACTCCAATCCGAGACGTTTGCCTCACGTACGCTGTTCATGGGTGAGATGCGATGGGATGGGGCGCAGGATGGGCTCCGGCGGGCCGTGGCGTCAAGCCAGAACCTGCGCGGCTATCTGCAGGTATTGCGGGCGAAGCCTTCTGGCGTGAGCCTTGAATTGGCTGCTGCAGAACCACCCACGCGGGAGCGAGTAGTTAGCCTCGGGTACCGGCTGAATCGGCAACGCCTCGGTGAGGACGCGGCACAGGCTGCCGCCACCGCGCCAGCCGCTGTAGGTGAGGGCATCAAAGATCGCCATCGCGTACTTCTGCCGCATGGTGGGCGAACGCCAGCCGCCAGCGCCTAGGCCGGCGTCAATGACGCGGAACAGATCGCCCGCGTAGAGATCCTCGCGCCATGCCTGTACGCTGCGATACACAGTCGCGTCAGGCTCGGGCAGGGTGGCGGTGGTGGCTTTCAGGTCGTAGGTGCCGGTAGGAGCTGACTCAAGCTCTGCCACCGCAATCTCCACCATGGCCATCGCCGGGGTATGGATAAGCAATACTCGTTCCTGAAAGTCGCGGGCCAGCGCAAGGAGCTCGGGCTCGGTGCAAGTTGACAGGTCGGGCAACGGGAAGCGAAGGTAACCGGCTTCGCGTTGAATCTGGTGCAGTGGGCCGTAAAGGGTTGACATGGTGCTAGAAGGGTGTGGAGCCCAAGGGCGGGCAGCCAAAGTTTACGCGAGACTCATTAAAAGTGCAACTGGGGACCCTTTGCCGAGTTTCGGCGGCTTGGCGCAGCGCATGAATGGCACGCGAGATCACTAGCTTCTGGTCTTCGTTAGCGTCAAGCCCTGCTAGAACGGCGAGGGCTGAGTCTGCGTGATTCCTTACTGTCGGTCGGCGATAGGCGTGCAAGTTTTCGGCAACGCTGACGCCTTCAAGGTTCTCGATTTCTTCGCAGCAAAATTGAAGCTCTTGGTCGGCGATCAGTGGAGTAGCTAATTGGACAGTCAGGCGGGAAACGTGCTGAGCTACTTGAATGTCGTTTGGCGGTTGATGGAAACGGTGAATACTAGCAATCCAGCCCTTGAGCTGGTCAGAGGACGGATAAGGCACCTTAATGGAGTTGTACTCGAACTCGAAGTGGTCTGCGCTGGACATTTGGTGAATGCGGCGTGAACTCCACCTAGGGTATCACGGATCCGGCCGGTGGTCCATCAGGTCACGTATTGCGAGGTAGGCCAGGCGTGTTCCGAGCAGGGCGCCAAGGATCAGGCCAACCCCGAGAGCCGCATAGAGTGGCCAGCAGAGCAGGAGGAGCGGGTTCACTTGAGCAGCGTGCCGGGTTGAGTGGGCCCCATGAAGACGTAGGCCGAACGAAGTGATTCCCAGACGCCATCGGCCTTTAGGCCAGCAACGAAGGCATCGAGTGCCGAACGATAGCGTCTGTAGGAGCGGGTTCGCATCCGACATCGAACTGCCTTGGCTTTCGCGACGGAGATGCGGTCGGCTCTTGATAGGTGGAGGGTCACGGAAAGTCCTTCAGGGCAGACGACAGGCGCTGAGATATATCAGACCAGGCGTCGTGGCGTGCGTTGTCTCTATCGTACGGGTTGAGCGACCTGAAGTCGTAAGGGGCTTCGCCGTGGTAATAGCGAAGGACGTCTTCACATAGATCGCGGAACACTCGTCGCTCGGCGCGTGACTCGATGAAGGCTTGCCTGACCCAATGCAGCAGGATCGGGCGAGCGCAGTCGAAATCTTTCCTGCCACCTGCAATGTCCCACCAGAAACTGAACCCCTGCGGCGTTGAGTCGAACTGGAAACACCACGGCAGATGTCTTACAGGACTGAGCCCCAGAAGCACATCCAAGACACATTCAAGACAGAAGTGGCCTGCGGCGGTGGGAGCCCAAGGCATGACCGGAGGAACAGGAGGGGAGCAACAAAGGCGGAGGCCGGTGCCCGTGTTGAACCGGCACGAGGGGGAGGATACGCAGAAAGATGAACAGAGGGCAAGCCCAAGGTTGTACCACGAGGCTCCGCGCTTTATCTTGCGCGTCGTACTAGTCATTGGTAAATCCAGGTTGACGGACAATCCAGCCATGGCTTCGGCCGGATGGGTTGTTGCGCCCCCTGCCGACAAAAGCAATCCGACCGGACTTCTTCATGGCTTGCATGCGGCGATCGACCAATCGCCAGGCGACATTGCTTGGCGCGTATTTGCCAGCGATCTCGCAGAGGGCGCTGTTGTTGGTCGGATGGCCGTCGTTGGCTTCCAGGAAGCGGCAGATGGCGTCGTCGAGGGCGGAGTAGTCCTGCATGGAGTGGGGAGGACGTGAGCTAGTGTGATTGGGCGAGCTACAGCTCGATTTCGACTTCAACGACGTGACGGCACGAGCCATCGAGTGTCTTGAAAAGCTGGACCCTTACCTGAGGCACGCTGCAACCGTTTCTGGCATGAAATTCGTTGAGCAGGCCGCCGATAGCGGTACCTAGCAAGCTTTTTTCAAGCCTGACCTGCTGGATCGTTGGGCTCATGGAAAGAGTGGAGGCTGCGGCAACGATAACACGGCTCGGCAGAAACCGCTAGGGCCTGGTGCGATTGACATGGTAGGCGGCGTAGGCGACGGAGGCCGCCAAGGCAAACCAGCTTGGTTGGTACCCAAGGCCAGCGGAGGGGATGATTAGCCTGATGTTCTGGAAGAAGATGCCTCCGCAGAGGAAGACGACTGCATTGGTGAACAGGTGGCCTACCAGGGCGGAGGTGCGGGGACCGAGGTTGCGGCGGGTCATTGGTGGTGGTGGGTGAGGTGGATGTAATGCAAGGTGACGGCTAGTGCCGACTGAGAACGATTATCACGCGCATTTCCCCTGAGCCGACAAGACACACAAGGTCAGCTCCTCAAGGTCGTCAATCGTAATCGAGGCCTCCCTCTCGCTGTCGCCAGCATGAACACGGTAAACGCATTGCGGGTCAAGGCCACGCATCTTGCGACACTCGTCGATGAATTTGCGGATGCGGGTAGCCGCGAGGGTAGAGGGCGTCGTCCCGGGGCTAGGAGGCAGGCCAGACGAGTAGAGGCGCAGACCGGCAGTCGGCAGGGATTCGAGGAGGCCGACGATGCGTTGACTGGCTGGACGAGTCGCGGGAGGGTAGACGACAACGCTCAAGACAGGGAACTCCTGACCCGCAAGGTCGGGGCCACGCCAGGCCGCACGCAGGCCGTCACACTGATCGGCCCACACGCCGCTGCGCAATGGCACTCCAATCGTCCACCAGCGTTTGCCGTTGAGGGTTTTCGTCATGGAAGTGGGAGGGCGTAGTGAGGAAGCCATGCTACGGCTTCTTCCTCAATGCGGCTGATCCGCATGAGGGTCCAGCGAGCGGCTCCATGACCAGTCAGCACACTGCGCTCCTGCCCCCAGCACCAGTGGTCGCCGTTTCGGTAGGTGCAGTCTATCGGGTCGGGTAGCCGATCGGCTACGGAGACTGGGGCAGCGGCGGACGGCATGAAGCGGGCGAGGACGGCGCGGGCAAAAGCGAATGGAGCGCGAACCGGCACGTCGTCCAATTCCTGGGCCAACTCCAGCAGTTCTTCGTCTGTTGGCCAGTTCAGCTTAGTCATAGTCAAAATCCGGGGTCTCGGGTAGCCCTGGCGCGAACGCCAGGCGATGTATTGACTGCCATGATGTATTTCGGTGGCCAATATAGCTCATTCAATTCATCTTCATCTAACCTCATGATGTTGCCCGCATCGGTTACAACCTCCCAGGGCGAGGGACAAGGGAAACGATTGCAAGTAATCACGGCATTACCAACTATGCGTCCATCCCTGGTAGAAAGCTGAGCACCGACGCAATACCTATCAGTGAGACCAATAGCCCAGTCAGGCAATAGCTCATGAAGCGCATTTCTGGGCTCGGTCATGATACCTCCTGACTGGCGGGAGCCGGCAGGGCGTGGAAGGGCAGCCACCACGTCGTACCCCATCCATCCAACGGCTTGTTAAGAGCTTCAATGGCCCTCCACTCGCATGACAGCCAGTCCCAGATATAGCACCTTCCCTCCGCGTCGCAGTCTTTCGCCTTGGGTGGCCCCTCGCTCAGCGGCACCGGCTCGATGGCGGGGCGACCCCAGTGAGAGAGGGCAGCGCGAATGAGTGCAGGCACATCTTGAGTGGCAACACCAATCAGGTTATCGCCAAGGTTACTGGTGTGCTGCCGCATCAGATCTTCTATGTCCATATCCGTCGGCCCCTCCGGCACTGGCTCGATGGCGGAGCAGCCCCACCGAGCAAGGACGGCATGAAGGCCGGCCAATGTCACTGCTGCGTGTTCACGCAATGTTCCTTGATAGCCGCCTGTGGATTGAACAATGCTTTCCACCTTGGAAGATACCGCATACTGATACGTCATCAGTATCTTTTCATCCGTCGGCCCATCCGCCCGCTGCTGCACCAGCTCGCGCAGCTCCTGCAGTTCGCGGTAGATGTAGCGGTCTTCAGGATCGCTGCAGTCATATATCAGTGCCTTGTCTACGGCTCTCTCTGCCAATGCCGGGAGGCGTGTGATTAGCTCTGTCATTTGATAGGAAGCGGAAGGGCGTGGTGGGGGAGCCAGCGTCGGTTGTTGCGCTTGTCAAAGGACGAGAGCGGCCTTAGCACCCATCTGCCGGGCTCGGTGTCGTAATCGCCAGTGTCAGCCAACGGATAATCGTATGCGGGCTCTTCGACCCATACTTCACCATCGTCGTTTACATTCTCCGGTCCCGGCATCCCTTCGCCTACCGGCACCGGCTTGATGGCGGGGCGGCCCCAGCGGGCCAAGGCGGCGCGAATGTCTGCAACACGGGCTGCCCTCGCTTTACTGCCGTCGTAGTCAGACGAGCCAAACGGGGACTCCTGTTCAAATCGGATCCGATCCTGATTGCGCAGGAACTGCCGCAGGTCTTCGTCTGTCGGTTCCTTGGGCTCAGGTTGAGTGGGGATGACATCGCTGAGGCGACGCTGCCGCAGGCTTTCACACAAGGAGCGCCTTTCGACTAGCCACTCATGAGGCGGAGCCATGCCGGCGCGGCTATAGCGCTCAAGCGCAGCGTCTATGTCGGCCAAACGGTGCTCGTCAACAAGGTGGCGGGGCGTTAGTCCGAGCGGGGGTTTTGGGTGTGTCACAAAGGCTTGCTGAGGCGCGGTGTCCTTGGTGCTGCTCATGGTGACTGGGTGTTGGCGACGGATGACGCGGGAGTCGCAGCCGGAGGATTATCCCCGGGCTTGCGGGCCTCACCACATGCTACCACAGACAAGGCACGGCGGATGATCGACTCGGCCTCGGTGGTGTCCATCGAGCTGGCGGCGGCGGATGCAAGATGCGAAAGAGCCTGATCAGCGATCTGAGCCAAGTCGTGTGGAGGGCCCTCGCGAAGGCGGATGATCTTTTCGGCCAAACTGGTGCGGCCGTAAAAGCAGTTGTCGCAAGCGCAGTCGGACCCCTTGGTGGGCACTTCGTCCTTTTCGTAGCAATCCATTCGCCAGGCGTAGTCCGGGTTCCTGGGGTCGTAGTTGCACAAAGACTCGTAGGGATTGATCATCGTCGCTGGGTGGGCATCGGATGATCATATCACGGCGGGTGAGCGCCTTGGACCAAGGGGGCTAGAGACCTCGCGGTTCGCCTAGTCCTTGAGGTCCTCGGGGCGATATGGTGCTACGAGTTGGCCATCGGCGTCGATCATTCCGAGCTGCTGGAGAAATTCACGGGCAGCAGCGCGGTCACCCGCCAGAGCTCGCTCAAGAAGAGATGGAGCCGAAAGCTTTTCGATCAAGCCCTGTAGAACCGAGATCCTGACGACGTGGTCAGACTCGTCCTCGTCGATGTAGCTGTCAAGGGTTTCGGTGATGCGCGTCAGCACACGAGCAATGCCCTGACGAACACTTTCGCCTTCCTCGAACTCTTCGACCAGGAGCTCGGCATGGTCATCAAGGTTGGTCACGGAATCTCTGCGGTGGTGGGTTTGGTGAGGATAGCACGGATCCGATGGGCGGCGGATTTCGCTCGGGCTGCACTGTTGTGGAACGATGAACAGAGCAATGCGTTTTCCGCAAGCTCCAGCTCTCTAGCTGCTTGCTCAAGTTCGGCGCGAAGGTTAGCCATTAGTGGTGGTCACTTGTGTTGCTTTCGGACAACAGCGCAGGCGCCAAAACCGCATCTTCGATCAAGTCACTTAGCGGTACGAATGCACAGCCATCCCAGATGCCGAAGCCAACACCCCTTTGCGCGGTGCCTGGATTTGTGTAAAGCCGAACTAGGCTGCGTTCATCTGGATAACTTTTGGTGCTGATCCAGTAAAAACCGTTTGGCAGCTTTTCAAACTCAGGCATCGTAGTTCTCCTCTCTACAGCACCTAGGGCAGCATTGTGGAGCCCCACACATGGGGCATCTGTCTATTATGAAATGCCCACAGTAATCACAGGTGCTGCCATTTGGGCTAGGGAGCAAGTCACTAAGTTTGTCATAAAGTCGGCCTGTAAATCTGTCCTCAACAGTCATGGCGATCAGTTCTCCTCATTTGTGGCAGCGGAGGCACGGTCCAGCTCAGATGCTAGTCCGCGCAAGAATTGACAAGAAAAAGCAATCCCATCGTGAAATCCGGCAGCATAATACTTGCCTCCCCGGTTGACCCGGGGAACGGATCCAGCAATAGCTCGCAAGGCGGCGGCTAGAGCGGGAAGATCTGCAGGGGTTTCATCAATCCCTGACTGGTCGAGGTAGGCAGTCCAAGCGGCTTGGGCGACGGGGGAGAGGTCAGCCGACGCAATCAGCGCTTCCTGCTTGAGGCTCGCTGGTTCTGGGCGACGAGCGGAGCGGAGCGAAGCTGCAGCGCATTCTGCCTGGAGTCCCTCGGTGTTCTCGTCAACCCAGGCACAGCACGCCTCCAGTTCTTGGTCGGCGCCCCATTGAGAGGCCCAGGTAGCAAACTTAGTCCAAACCTCAGCGCCATCTTCTTCATTAGCCAAAGAAGTCCACTCGTCTACCAGCTTTTGCGGCGGGACAGCGGAATGTTGCCTGGTCATAGGTCTTCACGTAAGGGGCTTACAGTTTACCCTATCAACGCATTCGGGGCAAGCCAGCTTCTCGTGCAGCGGCTCGCCGACGTAGTCCCATTTCTCGCCTTCAGGTGGGAAAACAACAGGATCACTATAGGGGCTAACCTCGTTAGCCGCAACCGAATGCTTGCCACACACTTCGCAAACCCAGAGATTTGTTTGATAGACGCTCATTAGGCCTCCTCGCCGCAAGGAGTGGGCGCCGGCTCGGCAGTCGAACGACCCTGCCTCACGACATAGGCGCCGTTACGCCAGGCGATCTGGCTGACGCGATGGACGTGCGCCTCCTGATCCTCTTCGGGTAGTGGAGGCATTCCACTACCTTCGTGATACCACCACTGGTCAAACCGTTGATTCAGCTCCGCCCTTGTCATCTCTCTCATTGCTTTTCTTGCGGCAGCGAAGAAGGCAGTGACCTCTTGATAAGCAACACCGGCATCGTACACAACTTGCCCCTTGTGTTCCATTCCGTCTGAAGTCAGCCGGAATACCTCGGCATTGGAGACAATAAAGCAAAGCGCATCTGAGTCCGCGTCAAGCTGAATTCGAGCATAGGGCGGAGACTGGTAAAAGCGTGCAGCAGGTATTGAAAGTGTTTTGGCCATTAGCGTGTTCCTCCAGTGGGTTTAGCTGTGCTGTTTGTCGCTAGTGCTTCCATGGCGGCTGGATCTCCGTCACACTTTCTGGGAGAAAACGATTCTACCCATAGGCGTTCGATTTCCGGGCCACGAGGCAGCCGATCGCGCCAACGGGTGTCTCTTTGGTCAATCAATTGCGCAGAAATCCAGCATGTTTTCTTGCCATCTACCCATACCTCTCGTTGGAAAGTGATTGGATTATCAAATATGCAGTCCATGCTTATTGATCCTCCTGACTTGCTGGCAGTGGCAGGGCGGTAGCGGGGAGCCAGTGGGACCAGCCGCAAGGTTGCCGGTTGCTGTCCAGGGGTGGCTCCAACGTCCACGTGGCATAGGGGCCGTACAGCACCCAGCACCAGCCGCGTGTATCGCAGTCTTTGGCCTTCGGTAGCCCCTCGCTGATAGGTACTGGTTTGATGGTTAAGTGGCCAAAGCGGGCGAGGATAGCGCGAGCGAAGACAATCGGCTTGGGAAATGACGGGTCTGGCTCAGCGCTTTTGCATTCTTCCCACGCATCCAGTAGCTCTTGACTTACCGGCCCCCTTGACTCGGACTGGGCCAGGGCGACCTCAGCGCGGTCGAGCAGTCGGGCGGCCGCGTCTAGCCAAGCGGCCTTTGGGTTGTCAGGGTGATACAACTCCTCTAACTGGCGCTGGTGTTCGGCCAGGGTCTTTGCTAGTTCAGCGCACAGAGAGCGAAACGTGTCGGTTGATGCGTTTGCCATAGTGATTAGTGGTGGTCGTTCGTGGTAGTGGAAGCGCAATCCAGTTCGACAGCGATGCTCTCCTCGGTAGGGGATAAAACCCTGACAAGTTTTTGTGCGTAAGAGTCCTTAAATGCTTCGACCTGAGTGCGGAGTACATCGAGTGTTTCACATTCAAAGTTCTTTTTTTCAATTTCTTGGCCGAGCACGATAACACTCAAGGTTCCACTCCAGGTGCTGCCATAATGAGTCTTGGGAGGGTAAAAGCGACTACTAAAGCGAAGCAGTGGTCCGTCAAAGTCAAGCTTAAAACCGCAGTCCCATTTCCAGATTGGGGCTTCAAATGCCTGATTCCCGCCATTCACCTCGGCCTCCCATCTGCTGGCTTCGGCCCAGTCGGTTGGACAGTCTTTTAGCGGGTTGCCGCCATTTAGGATGACCTCAGCCATTAGCGTACCCCTCCTGGGGAATCATTGAAAACTGGCTGAGTCGCCTCCAGTTTTGCGAGCTGCTCGCGAGCCGAGGCGATTTTTGCCGCCTTCTTTTGCTCGAACTGGGACACGGCCTCCTCTTCTGTGAAACAGAACTCTTTGCTGTTCAAAAAAATGCCAATTCCAGTGCCGGCATCCTCGCTAAAATACTTGCCGTTTTCCAATAAATGGCCAGTCAATTGGAAAATGCCTCGTGTCAAGGCGTACTTGGTGCAGTAGATGGTGACTTGTTCTTTCATGGGGTAACTAGCGACTCCTTCACTTGTGGCAGAAGCTGTCTTTAGCCCTGCGTACTCGGCTTGCCTGTTGTTCCATTTACAGATTGCCCGATGCGGGGTAGCGCATTCCTCGGTCGATGTGTGATTATTGTCACACATGACACGCCACAGGTCCCGGTAAAACCAATCAACACATTTGGCCTGCGCACCGCATTTTGCGCAAGGCGCAATAGGTGGAGTAATCAGGAGTTGAGTCATTGATGTCTTTTTTCTTTTAAGAGTGGTTGACACTGATCGGTTTGAGCACGTCTGAAGAGGGATGGAACAGTCGGTCGAACTCAGCGTCATCAATTTCAATGATGATGCGCCTCCAGAACGCGATGGTGCTGTCCTTGCGCAGCTTTTCTTCCTCGTTATCAAGGTAACGTGGATTGTCGCTATTGCCATACTCGTCAATAGCGGCCCTCAGGTCAGGGGCGTATTCGTTCTGGTAGTGACATCTTTGCTGGGCAAACAAGCAGTAGATTTTCACGGAGAATCAACCTCCTTCGCCTGCGGGACCATCCAATGGTAGCACACGAGCGATCGTTTGCCTGTATTCCTCGGACTGCCAGTAGTGATGATCCCAACCGCACATGATCGCATTAGCGAACCAGGAGGCCATAGTTGGCTCGTCGACAGTGCCGCCCGTGACTCGCATGAACTCAGCAGCCCACGCCCTTGCGTCCATCGTTCGGAACAGGTTGGCGTTTTCAGTCATCAACGTGTCCGGGTTTCAGGAATCGCGGTGCCGCGCAGTTCGGCGGCAATGTCGAGGATGCTTGCTCGCGTGATCTCGCGCTGTGCCGCAGCAGCGTTCTCCGGAGGTCCGAGCAAGTTTGTCGGCACCACCTGATTCGCCAGCGCTTCGATGATGGCGGCGGCAATCTGTGACGCATACCGAAAATCAAGGTCCGTTTCCCTTTCGGCGGCTTCGCGGACTTTTAATGCTGCTGGTGAAAGTTCAGTCATTAGGCGGTCACTACGAGGCGAATCCGAGTCGCATAGCAGCCAGGAGTCGATCTGTTTGCTGCTTCAGGGCTTCTGGATCGTTTTCCCTAGCAAGCTCAGCATCAGCCAGCTTACAAGCCAGCTCATGGTCGTCCATACCAAGAGCATTGGCGATGTGTTGACGAATTTGGGATGCGTCAGAGCGGGAAAGGACAACGCCGTCCGAGCTGACTGGCCCAGCCATGCGGATAAAATCGCAGGCGTAGGTGTAGGGATAACGCGAATTGTTCATGGTCTTAGTTCTCCATCAGAGGACTCAAGCAATTGCAGCGCTGATTTAGTGGCTTCGATGTAGCCAGACAAGGTACTGATTTGCTCCCTCAGCGAATCAGTATTGGCGACACAAAAACGTCCATGATCAGATCCCCCAAGGACCAAAGCGCCATTTTGGTCCTTGAGAATCCAATAGTAGCGATCAAGCTCCCACCCCCATGTGATGCACGGCAGCTCGGCGACAACGGTGTACCTGGATGGTATGTTGACTCTTCCTCCCTCTTCTTGCCACGGAGGCTCAATTTTGAAATCGGTGCTCATTGGTCCTAGCTCTCCTTGTTAATCAGTTTGAGATTGTCGGCATTACCACGACACGCAAGCCTTGGTGTTTGATGACAAAACCACTGACGCGATAGAATGAGTTGCTCGTTTCGTGGTGCCAGTCTTAGCGCTTCACTATAGTCAAGATAAAACCCACAAACAACTGCACAGTCATCACACGGCTTTGCGCGGAATTGCATCAGCTCAATAGGCTCGCGATTTCTTGAAGACTCAAGAAGTGCGGCCAGTTCCACTTGATCAGGTAAACCAGTTACAGCCATTAGACCTCTTGGTTAGTGTTGATGGTCCGCCACCGGAAGGTGCGGCCGAGGGGGTTGCCCCACCCGGAGACACCAGGGCGCCAGACAGTGTGAACAGATCCATCATACACGGCATTTCGCAGGATGGAACTACTGGTGACGCCGTTGACCCACCAGAAGGGTCCGATTCGGCCGTGGTCGGAGGAGATGGTCACAGGGAATCGCTGTTTCAAGGCTTGCAGGCAACGAAACAGGCGCTCAGGCAGGGGATCCACCGTCAACAGCCCCTGGCAGCCTCGTCGCAAGTTCGCGGTGTAATAGTCAAAGGGGCAGGCCAGAAACCATGGCGATGGGAAACCTGATACTCATACCAGCCCATGAAAGACCTTGGCTTGAGCCGTAAGCCAAGAAGACTCGGTAAGAGCAAAAGAGGATTTCGGGTTATCCAAACCCTATCAACCTCACCAGTTAAGGGATTACACCACACCACTTGAGGCAGCCTTCGACCGAATCGGTCGTGGACGTTCGCTCCGTACGGGTAAAGCCGGGAGAACTCTGGGTCGGAGGCGTGTAAAATCATTGGGGCGATCGGGGAGCTCATTTCGGATAACTGGCTCATGTGGAGGATTGTGACTTGTCCGATGATAGCACATCCCACTGGCTAGCCCACTTCTTGACGGAGCCGCCGAAATCCTGCAGGACATCGGAAGACCTGCCAGAAGGTCGGACGCCAAAGCTGCGCATCCAGTTGATCGCCGTTTGAGCAATCTGGATCTGCCTTTCGTACTCATGCTTCGTCCTGGACCTCTTTCCAGCCAGATCAGCAACGGTGGCCAGGTTGCAGTCGCACACGTAGACGAAGGCGTCCTCGATCGTTCCGACTTGAAACTTGAACATGGGGGGCGAGTGGGTTGCGGCAGCTTAGCCGTGGCTGGCGTACCTGTCAATCTTTGTAACGGGAGCCACGAGGAGATAGGCGTAATGGTTGCACATCCACGCATGCTCCCTGTTGGCGTTGAAGAAGAAAAGGTCGCCGGGACAGAGCTTGAGGTATCCGCTCTTCGTGACCAGGGCAGCGAAGCCGTCCCGAAGCCATGATGGCATGCAGTCTCCGGTCGACGACATGGCGCCGATGAACCAGGCGGCAGTCAGGCCGAAGCCAGCGTCGACGTGCGGAAGCACATTTAGCCTTGTTTCAATTATAGCGACTCCACTGTGCATGATGTGCCTTGAGTTACGCAAACGATAGCCGTGGGCGCCCAGTAATCCAGTAAATATGCGTGACATTTGCGAGTCTAACGGTATAGAGCATTCTCCTAAACTTGGGCCTACAAAAGCGTGATCCAAAGACAAGAGAGTTCCGGGTCGCCGAAAGTAGGTGGTGGCCTTGATTTCGATGTCTTCTCGATGCTCGGTAAGTACATCCTGCAGTGGTGGTGGCAGGTGGTGGGCAAGCGGGGTCGGCATCAGTGGGGCGGTTGCTTGGCGAACTCTAGCACGGGCGATTGACAAGGGCAATCGCCGAAAAGCCTTGCTACCACTAGGGTCACTACCCCGAAATGCCGGAATTCGGCAACAAAGGGGTTTCCCCCTTCAGACTACCCCCTTTACCAAAGTAGGTTTTATAGGTAGATAGTTCTTATATATAAAAGAAGATATATGAACAGTAGACTAGCAATCTACAGGAGCTAGATAGCTGGAGGTGGGTAGGTGGGGAAGGGAGGAACCCGTTTCCCTTGCCCGCTCTCAAATCGACTCGCCGATGGCGCGAGTGTTTCGGCCGTGGTCGGGGAGCGGGAGTCGGCCTCTGGGGCGCTTGGCGTACAAGGAGGGGACGGTGGACTTTGGTCGGGGTTCGAGGGGGCCTATCGCGTCTGTTTTGGGTCGCTGAGCGAGGCGACCTTCTTGGCCCAGGCCGAGATGATTGCCTCCACCCGTTCAAGGTCCTTTGGTAGTCCGAGGTTGAGGATGGGGATGCCGTGGGCGATGGCGATACGAAGGGCTTGGCCGGTTCCGCCAACGACCTGCCCCCAGAGGGTCCAGGCCACCACTAGGTTTGCTGGCGAATCAAGGGACGGGCCGAGGATCTGCATGGCGTTTCTCGCCATCAGCTTCCTAGCAAAGGGGGAAAGGCCGGATGGACGAGGGTGATAGCGGTCAACGGTTTCGAGGGCCTTGCTCCAGCCAGGTAGCTTGGTGGCGTCGTGACAGCCACCCGAGCCGGCGGTCTTGCCGTTGAAGGATGCGCCGGGGAGGTAGATCGCTCGCTGCAAGGGCAGGTAGTCGGCGCCCTTGAGGAAGGATTCGTCGGCGCCCTCGGCCCCGCCGCTTCTTAGGCGCCAGCCGGCGGCGGCCATGACGGCGGAGAACGTCTCAATGGTTGAGAGTATCTCTGGCGGCGTCTTTCGGGCGCCGATTCCGGCGTAGATCTTGTTGCCGCTCAATCTGGTTTTCATGGGCTGGTTACTTGCAGTCAACGGATACCTGGACGAGGATGGATTCGCCGTTCGATACCCAGGCATGAGGCTGGTCGGCATCGAACAGAAAGATGTCCCCCACGGCAAGTTGTAAGTTGTATTTTTGCTGCGTATTCTTCGGTGAAATGGTTATTATTTCTGGCTCCATGTTGCTCGGGCTGATGTCAACAACAATCCAGTTGAGGATTAAGCCGAGTCCAGGGTCATCGTGAAGGCCAACGGATCCATTGAGAGCCAGTAAGGAAAAATCTGAATAACAGTGACAGAGACGCCTGCTCATTCCCAGTCGCCTCATGATCCTCATCATCGTCGCGCCGGGTTCGAGCCCCGGATGCAGGCCTATTGGATCAATTTCACCGGCGACGGGGACTCGGTCCCCCGCGAGGGAGTGAACGGACGGTAGAACGGGGTCCGGGTCCGAGGATCCCAGTAGCAGGGGACGCTGAAGCATGCTAATTAGGCGCGGCTCACAACCAAAGACAGTGCATCGGCCTTGACGTCGGATACCCGGAGAACGGCTTCACCGGTGCCGCGTTGCAGCAGGTCGCCAACGACCGGAGGGTCGGTGGCAGGGAATACAAAGAAGCCGTTTTCGTGCCCAGTGGTTCGCCAGGCTACACGGATTCCGTACAGGGTGGGTGTTCTGACCTTCGACATGGTCCCAGGTGGAGGGCTTTGTCGATTCTAGCACCTTAGGGAGACTTCTTGAAATTGAGTCGACTCAGTGGCAGGCCAGTTATGGCGTCTCGCTCGGCACGCAAGGACGGGAACGACAGCACAGAGTTGCGGTAGGAGTCCATCAGGATCGGAATCATGCCAACCCTGCGGGCATCCAGGAGTTGCTGGGGTACGCTTCTGCCTGGGGAGTGGTGGTCGTCGTCCCAGATCACGGGGCCAGGGAGATCCGGCCTGATCGAAGAGGGTGTCTGCGGGGCAAACCAGTCGGCGCCCGTCGACCGCATCCAGCCCCAGTGGGTGGATGGAATATGACTGGCGCCAATCGGCTTGTCGGTCCAACCCGAGACCTTGTTGATGAGGGCCCTGGCGAACGGAATCGACGAGGCCCGACCTTGGAACTCGTTGCCGGTCTCAAAGATGACGTTGTCCTGCTCTCGCAAGGCCCTGACAACTGCCTTGGCGTATCGAAACTGATAACTGTTCCAAGGTCCACGGGTGTGAACCAGGTTTGCGGCGGCGGGCCCGATGCGCTGGATGTTGTTGGATGGGTTGAAGGCGTGGTATTTCCAGCTCCTGGAGGCCAGGGAGCCCTCGAAGAGGTTGACGATGGCGATCTTGCCCGCTCGGGCAGCCCTCTTGACGACCTGCTTCAACCTGGTGAGGTAGGCCTCGCTGACCGAGGAGAGGTCGAAGCCTTTCTTGCTTGAGCGCCAGGGGATCGGCGAGGCACGCTTGATGTCGTCGGTGTCCCAGGGGGCGCCGTAGTCGGTGTTGACCGCTCGCGCCTCGTAGGTCCAGAGCCTTTCGACGTTGCCGATGCCAAGAGGCGCCTGGACTCCACCCATTGAGACCACGTTGTTCCAGGTGTGAGAGCCGCCAAGCAGCAGGCGGTCGCCATCCTGCTCGAACCAGTTGCCCTTGACTACGACCTCGCTCACGACTGAAGCCTTGTGTGCAGTACCGCAAGTGTACGCCCGTTGGTAAGTGGGAGTTGTGTCAAGCGATGCAACGGCGACCAGGTTGACGGCATGCTAGGCTTTGGCTCAGTTTGAGGTCTTCTTCATGGCGGCAACGCTTGACCGATCGCCGGCCTTTACCTTGTGGATGTCGGACATCCTGCCCTGCGACAACCCGCGATGGCACCTCCAAGGGGAGTCCACAAGTCGAATGATCCTGGAGAGGCAGGCAAAAAGCATCTCTTTCCTGGTCAAAAACAGGAGAATTGTAGTGATGGAGGGCAAAAATCCGCCGAGCTACAGAGCCAGGGCCTGACGTATTGACGTGTATTGGCAAAAACAAGGAGGCCGCCAATACTTCGGTACTGGCGGCTTTTGTGCGTACAAACGAGTAGAGATGGAATCATAAGCCGAGACGACCAGCTCGCGTGACGGCGAAAACCGGATACAAGGCGAATCGGCTTTCTGTTCAACAGAGGCGGGACCTGGCGAGAAAGAAGGCCTGGGAGTCGCTTGACCTGCCGGAGCACTGGAAGGAGGACGCCATGGCCGATAGGCTAGCGATGAAGCGCATGCTTGAGGCCATGGGGCGAGAGGAGGCCGGAGGGAATTGAGTCCGGGTCACCAGTCGCCTTCGAGTTCGACTCGAACGATCTGCATGTCGGGCCAGAGCTCGTTGGCTGTCAGTATGGCGGCATCCCTGCTGTGGTCAACCAGTAAGCCTGTTGCCGACTTGCCGTCGATTAGGCCGTGAATGACGTAATCGTACAGTTTGGGCAGTGCTTGAATCGGCGCTTCGCTGATCAAGGTCTTCGCGGCGTGTCTTGCGATGGTAACACCGCGCAAGCGGTAAGACAAGAGGCCGCCGCACTGGACGGCGTGCTACACTCGACCTTACTCGCAAGCCAACCATGACGACGTTCGTCACATCAGACACACACTTCCATCACACGCGAATTGTGGAAGCTAAGGACAACAATTTGAAGCTAAGACCATTTGATTCGGTCGAAGAGATGAATGAATTTATCGTCGAGCAGTGGAACTCGGTTGTGTCTCCACGCGATCGAGTTTACCATCTCGGCGACGTATCGTTTTCGCGCAAGGGATTGGATATACTGTCGAGATTGAATGGCCGAAAGGTTTTGGCGAGGGGTAATCATGACATCTACGAACTGAAGGAGTATTGCAAGTATTTCGAGGACGTGCGTGGATGCTTCTACAGGGATGGCCTCGTCTTTTCGCACTTTCCAGTCCATCCCGACTGCCTCGCAAGGCCAAGTTATCGGGCAAACGTGCATGGCCACCTACATCGCGGTCAGGTCTTGGCTGATGGCGTACCAGACGGCAGGTACTTTAATGCCTGCGTCGAAAACCATGGGTTTGCTCCGGTCAGCCTGGACTTCATCAAGCAAAGGCTGGTGTACACGCTTCCCGGCCAAATGTAGTAGAATCTGATGGCCAAGAGGCAATCGCCCCGGTAGCTCAGCGAACAGAGCAACGGACTTCTAATCCGATGGTCGAAGGTTTGAATCCTTCCCGGGGTGCTCTTCTTTGTAGGTCGTGCCGTGAATTTTGCAGTATTCGGCGAATAGTGCCTTGAGTTGGCTCCAGGATTCCTCGGTTGCTTTCATGCTGAGGTGCGCCGCTGCGGTCGGTATTGACCACCTCGCCGTGAAAAGCATCAGCATCGCATGGTCGAGGGAATCCTGGTCGTCAGTTGGAATCATGATAAAAGCCGCTTATCGGGAATCATAGTAGAAGCCGGGTGACTGCGATGCCGCTCAAGAAAGGATACGGCAAGAAAACCGTGTCCAGTAACATTCAGAAGTTGATGAAGGAGGGCAGGTCGCAGGGTCAAGCGGTGGCCATAGCCCTCAGTCAGGCTTCCAAGGCCAAGAAGAAGAGACGTAAGAAGGCTTGATCGACGGCTAGACTGTGGAAAGCATCAGGAAAGCAGCGATGTCGAGCAATCCGTTCTCCCTGCTCTACACCAGCAGGCCGAAGCTGTACATACATAGTAGAGCCAAGCATTATGGCAGCACCCGCCAGTTGATCGACTTGGCACAAAAGAAGGGGTACGACGTCTTCTTCGAGGAAAGGGGTGGAGCTCACGACGTCAGGATCTCGGAAGGCACCAGCGACACCGCGCCGATGAGGTCGCACTCAATCACCAGCGCTGCCAAGTACCTGCAAGGGCATCCTGGGCAAAACGGCTAGCCTGGTAGCTGGTGCTGTTGGGCCAAAGGCTGGAGCACGCGGCAGCGGTTGACCACTTTTTCAGCGCGACGATAAGTCCAGCCATAGTGAGAAATCATGACAGTGGCCCACTCTTCAGCGTGAACAGCCCACCTCAGCAACGCTTCGCGACTAGGCGGAGCGCATAAATTCGTACTCCGATAGAGCTCTGTCAGCTCTTTGTAAGCATCTTCAGGCGTGGGTGTCATGTTTTAAGGCCTCAAGACGGTTCGGTAAGCGCTCCTGAGCATGAATCCAGGTTTTGAGGTCAGAAACGTACGACCTAAGGCTCTCGGCCATCCTAGCATGAAACTCGGCGTCAACGCTGTTGCTAGCCTGTAAATGCAGCCTGGTGTGGAGGTCTATCGTGTTGAGCAACGAATGAATCTTGGTGTTCCAGGGCTCCCTGGCCGGGGTGTTCCAGGTGCGTCTTTCGTCCATCGGTGAGACGGCGAATCAGGAATCGCCAGAGTGTTCCTTGCTAAGCCTAGCCTGAACCTCGGCGATCAACAAGGTCGGGTCGTTCAGGCTTGATTGACGCACGGCTCGACATGGGCGTCCCCTGACGTATTCGACCACCGACCCCTTGCTTGACACCTCTGAGCCGTCGATCCAGCCAGCCAGGCGAGCCTCGCCCGCCTCGTACGTGACCAAGACGTAGAGTTTGTCGGCGCTGTCGTCGAGCTGCACGAGCAGGTCGTAGTGGTGCTTGGCGCGAGTCTTGACCTCGATGCGCCCCGGTAGGTCGGTTCTTTTCCTGTTGGGGCTGACGTCGGAGTAGATGGATTCGTCAAGGCCCAGGTGGGCGGCGACCGCCATCTCGCCGATGCAGCCGATGCGGTGCATCTCCATCGCCTTCGCGCCGAGTGACGGGGCACCGTTTCGACCTCGCATTCCCCGCGCAGCGTTGAAGGACTGACGTCTTGCGGCTTCAGACTCTGCACGCTGAAGCTGCGCCTGAGTCAGAAAAATTTTGATGGACACGCGAAAGGCTGCCACATCCTCAAATGTAGCAGCCAATCGCAATTGTTGCAACAGTTGCAACTGTTGTAAGTCGCCCTATCGAAGCACCTGAATGCTTACCGGCGCCACGCCGGTGGCGGTCATGCCGATGGCGGCGGCGGCGGCCTGTGACAGATCAATGGCTCTGCCTCCGTAGAAGGGACCTCTGTCGTTGATGCGAACGACTACAGCTCGGCCGTTGTTGCGATTGGTGACACGGACCAATGTGCCGAACGGTAGCGAGGGGTGGGCGGCGGTCATTGCCCAAGAGTTGTAGACCTCGCCGTTGGCGGTGAGTCTGCCATGAAAGCCGGGGCCGTACCAGGAAGCAACCGAGGCTACCAGCGCAGACGAGTTGAAGTCTCTTGCTCCAGGTGGGGTCCACTGATGCAGGTGTGGGCCGGGACTGAGCTGGAAAGGTTTGGGGAAGTTGAGGTCTGGCTGAATCGCCAAGGCTTGAGACGGAGCCACCGCGATAGCGGCCAAGATGGTCAGAAGTTTTTTCGAGAGCATGAGGGAGGTAGAGAACTCGACGACGCTGAAGCCGGTCAACGTCAACCGCCGGAAATGATCGGAAGCCTCGCTCAAATGAGACTCGTTGCTAGATTATAGCAGAAGTAGTCTGCCGCTTCATTCTCCAGGAGGCCTTTGTGTGGCCAAGGAGATGGATTTGATGGATCGAGATGGATACAGGTGAGCCGCAACAGCCCTGGCGTGTGACAGGTAATAGGCTGGCACCAGCTCGCTGGAGCCGTCGGCGAAGTCGACCAGGTACTGCTTTGGTTTGCGTCTCATTTGCATGTCAGACCGGGGAGTGGAGGAGCTTGAGGTCGTTCGGGTCGGGCTGAATCGCAACGGCCTTGACATATTGACGGCCAACCGCCACCCGCTCCTCGCCTCTACCGATGTAGGTAAGAGACGCTTCCGGGGCCTTGCAGCGGAAGACTCGCACGTTTTTCGGGATTACCTCGTGGTTCCCGGCGCGATCGAGCAGGCCATTGAGGCGTTCGGCCGTTGTGGTGGTCGGCTGACCCCAGACGTCGAAGAAGTCGGTGAAGGCAATCTTGAGTGAGTCGATGCCGTCGGAGGTCTTCCTGGCCTCGAAGATTGGGCTGCCGAACAGCGAGACGACAAAGACACTGCATCTGTCGCCGTTGACCGTGTCCTCGGGCAGGACTTCGATGGTCGTGTTGCCGTTGACCCTTTTGTACGGCAGGGAGCGTCCGCTTTCGGCGAACCTGTCGAAGCCGTCGCAGGCGAATTCGGTGAGGGGTCGGTTTGATCTGGTCTTGTAGTCCTTCATGGAGTGCTCCAGTTGCCAAAAGATCGTAGCAGCTCAGGCGCCATGAAGCAATAGGTACCTAGGCGCCGGGGTGGGCGGGGTTCCTCTTGGCCCTCATGATGGCCGCGACCTCGGCGTAGCCGGGTGGCGTCAGCTCGGGTCTCAAACTGAAAATGGCAGGCCAGTTGATGCCCCTTATTGGCCGGCTTGCGAGGGGGGCTCCGGCCACTCCCCGGCCAGTGGCTTCTTGGTGACCCACCACTGCCGCTCCTCTGGAGTCAACCTGTGATTGTAGACGGTCAGAATCTGCGTCCACTGGTGTCCCCATCTGTCGCGAGCCTCAACAACATAGCTCGGGCACCTTGAGGAAGCAAGGTCGGCCACGAGTCTGCGCCCCACCCGATTCCAGCTTGGCTGCTTTCCCCTCCAAGTCAGAGAGCAGCAGGGCCACGGCAACTCTTCGCGGTCGAAGAGACGACAGCAGGGGGCCACGATGCGATAGACGAAGCCGCCGCCGGGTGACGAGAGGCAGTCGCCGTGCTCAAGGGGATGCACTGAGACCCGAAATCTCTCTCAAGTCACACACCTTACCATTGACCAGGGCCAAGCAGTTGGACAGGTTAGGGCCAAACCCCTCGGCCGTAGAAACCAGGGCCTCGGGGCTCTCGAAGAGGATCTCGATGACGGTCTGGTTGGGGCCGGGGCAGAAGTAGTCGCTGCACGACTCCTTGAACTCGAAGCGGGCGACGATCATTACGGCCTCACGGTAGAGGGGTCTTGGAGCTGAGGCGCGACGCCTGGCGGCGAGGACTCTTCGCGCTCCTCCTTGGCAATTCTCTTGAGTTCGTCGTCGATATTCATGTCGGGATCAAGCACGCCGCCGCGCTGCAGCTCCTCAAGCACGACCCTCTTGCTCGATAGCCTAGCTTTGTGGAGGTTGATCATTTGGGCGATACCACTGGGGTCGATGGGTCGGTTGATGAGCGAGTCGTTGACCTGGATGCCCGACTCCGACGTCAACTTATCGGTCTCACCAGCGTATTCGGCCCAGACGCGGAAAAGCCATGTCATGGTGGCGACCTTGTTTCTGATCAGCGAGTTCACCTGACTGCTGATCTGGGATGCGCGAAGGGATGCCTCGGTTGCCGTCTTGACGTTGGCGCCGTAGAGGAAGTTGAGACCAGACCTGTCCATCAAGGCCTCAAGGTGGGCGATTTCGGCTTGATGGCGCTCGATACTACGACCGGTTGGCTCGGCAAAGAGGAACTCGCCGTTTTCGGGTAGATCCATGCCGCTGTTGGAGCCAATAATCATTGGCGCAGACCGCCCATCAGAACCAACCGGAGCGCCCTTTCGGACGGGGACCGGCATGGCGCACTTGTGCAGCAGCTCCTGCAGGTCAGATCGCATCTGAAAGTGCTGGATGCTCATCTCTGCGAGGCCGTTCATGGCGAGCTCGCCCTGGGCAAAGGACGACGTCGATAGGCCGTACCAGCGAATCGGAATGTAGTCCAGACTGGTTTGAATCGGTGGGCCAAGGGAGACATTTCTCCAGCCCGACTGGCTCTTCTCGACGCGGAAGACCTCGACGGACCCGGGCCTCATTACGAGGTAGACGGGTTCAAGCGTTGAGCCGTAGCCGTCAGAGTTGGAGATGGCACGCAGTTGCCGGACCGTCACCCTTTCGAGGACCTCCCTGCCGTTGACGTAGCGAAGCGACCAGTTAATGACGTCCTTGCGCTCCACAATCATGCAATAGGGCCTGCGGCCTTCGGCGAGCTCGTCGACGAAGTTGTTGGTGCCGCCAGCCGGGGGCATGTCGACCATCACGTAGACGCCGGCATCCCTGATGGCGAGTTCATCGCATCGACTTGAGAAGCCGTGGATACTCGATCCGCGCAGGTCGACGTCGTGCTGTGACTCCAGTAGACTTGGTGGAGGGTCGATGAGTTGAAACCGGCTCAAGAGGCCGGCGTACGCCCTGACGCTATCGCGGAAGATTGGCGTGTAGGTCGAGCGGTGAAGGCGGCTCTTGTAGGCAGAGGTGGGCTCGCCTGGCTCCTTGGGGAGATACTTGCTCTTTTCAGAGCCACGGGAGGCGGTGCTTAGCAGGCTCCAGCAATCGAGGGCAAGCTCAAGTCCACTCAACAGGGACATCAGCTCTGGGCGGTGGTAACTGACCAGCGCCGGATCGTTCGTCGGATGCGTGATGTCCATGCCAGCTTGGGGCCGTCACTTGCGGCCTCGTTTAGTCTGCCGGCAAGTTAGCTGACGGCTACACCTTGGGCAGCGTTACCTCCTCAGACTGCCCCTGGTACTTGCCGTTGCGATCCTCGTACGACGTCAAGCAGGGCTGGCCCTCGCAGAAGAGCGCCTGGGCGATTCCCTCGTTGACGTACAGCCTGCAGTCGGCGCTGCTGGAGTTGCTGAATTCAAGGGTCAGGTGGCCCTCCCATCCGGCCTCGCCTGGTGTGGTGTTGGCGATGATCCCCAGGCGAGCGTAGGTGCTCTTGCCTAGACAGATCACGGTTATGTTGCTGGGGATCTTGAGCCTCTCCAGTGCTACACCCAGTCCATAGGAGTGGGCTGGCAGGATGAAGAACTCGCCGTCTTCGTCTCGATGCAACGGGACGGGCTCCAGGTTTGCAGGATTGAACCGCTTGGGGTTCATGACAGTTCCGGGGACGTGACGGAACACCAGGAACTGTCGACCAGACAGACGCAGGTCGTAGCCGTAGGAGCTAAGACCGTAGCTTAAGACCTTGCAGCATTGGCCTGTAGGGTCTTCTACTTGGCGGATCAGACTCGGCACCCACGGGGTTATCATCCCCCCCGCTGCCCTTTGCGCGATCTGCTGGTCCGAGAGAAGCATGGCCGTCTGTTGACTGATTCGCCCCAGACTCTAGCATCTTCTCCACGGCGGCGTCATACTGCTCCTTGTTCAGGTAGAAGCCGGTGCCGGTGTGAAGCTTGCGGGCCTTTGCCAGGCGATTCCAGGAGGATTGAATCCTTTCGATCAGTAGGATCCTCTCCCTGAATTCGACCTTGTGGCAAAGATACATGCCCATGCAGTCGCGCTCCCAGTGGTAGAGCCTTTCGCGGACCTCGTGGCAGTAGTGGTCGTGCGACTCGGCGCGGTATTCGCGCTCCTTCCTTGGCATGGCGAGTTACGAGTCCCAGTGGAAAGTTTAGGGGCCAAAACAAAGGCCACCCCGGAGAGGTGGCCAGGAGTTGCGGCGGGCGTCAGGCGCCGATGCCCAGTGATTCGTCCTTGTCGGCCCGAGCGATGCAGGCTGCAGAGGCGCAGGCCGAATCTTGCGGAGCCAGGATGTGATCGGGGTGGTCGTATTGCTCCAGTAGGTCAAGCACGGTGGTGCCTGGCGCCAGCGTCGAGCGATACGCCTTGATCTGGAGCATCATGGAGTCGTAGGTCTGCTTCGAGATTGGCTCAAAGGGGAGGCGAGGGAACGTCTCGTTGGCGTCGAATCGGGCGAGCAGAGCGGCCGAGATGTAGCCGCCGTCAGCTTGGATGTTGTCGTAGATCAGACGCGAAAGCGCCGGGATCTCGTCTTGCCGGAATTCGATTGTGGCGGACGTGTTGTGGGTGGTGTAGTGGTTCTGGAACTGCATGTAGAAGCCCCACTGGGCCTCGACCGGCAGGCGAGACAGGTCGTGCTGATCGCAGCCAGGCAGGTTCGCCCAACTGACCTCGGTTGGGATCTCGACCAGCACCTCGGTGACCCGGGGATCCGCGATGTCGTCGAGCAGGTTACCGCTCTCGTCGCGAGCGCTCTGGGCGGGAATGACGGAGTAGCCGTAGTCGCGCAGGGCGGCCACCAACGGATCGTTGCGGCCAAAGGTGATGCGGCGAATGAATCGCTGAGCCTTCGGCGGATGCCAGCCAGGAGAGGCGCCGGTCAGCAGGCTCTTGGAGCCACTGGGCTGGAGGTCGGTGAAGCGGTTGGGTGCCTCGATGCCGTGTTCGCGGCAGTAGTCCTTGACGCCGGCCTCGGCGTAGTTCCTCCAGGCCACGAGGAAGTCGCGCTCGACGTCCGTGTAGCGACGATAACGGGCCCCGGTCGGGCGACCGCGCATCATCCACTCCAGCCAGTCGGCGCCAAGGGCGTGGACCATGAAGTCAAAGCCGCCAGTCAGGCCGACGCCGACGATCGGGTCGACGCGCCTGCTGTAGGCCAGTGGCTCGGGTACGAACTTGTGCTGCAGGAGGGAGGCAACCTGCAGGCCGGCGGCATAGAAGGCACGCCGCTGCAGGGAGACGTTGCTGGGGTCGATTGTGTTGACGTTGACTTCCGCCAGGTTGCAGAGGTTGTCGCGAATCAGGATCTCGCCACAGGGGTTGAGGCCGTAGCGCGAGATGCGGTGATCCAGGATGCGCTCGTCGGACGGCAGGCCTGCAGCCATGGCCAGGTCGCACAGCAGCTCGCGGGCGAGGTAGGGGCCTGCGGTGACGTAGGTGTCGAGGAAACGCTGCTTCAGGCGAGGGGTCGTCAGCAGGTCGGCGTTGGCGCGAGCGATGGCCTCGGGGACATACTGAATGGCGCCTTCGCCGCTGTAGAACTGCTTGGTGACGGACGCCGTGACCTCGTCCAGGGTTGGCTTGCGGTGGAAGCAGAGGGTGTGGTTGGACATCCGCAGGGCCTCGCGCTCCGGGTCGACGGACCACGAGCCGTCTTCCGACTGGCGGTAGAGGCCCTCCTTGGCGGATGCGGCCTCGACGTCGTCAGACGAGAACTGCTTCATGCCCGCCGAGCGACGCACGTTTCCGGCAACCACGGCACTAGCGGCCTCGTCGATCAACAGGCAACACTCAATCGGTGCGAGGCGGCGCCCCCGGGCCTTGGACAGCAGCTTGGCTGCGTTTTCCAGGGAGGCCCTCAGTCTGACGGGGTTTGCGACGCCACCGAAGCCCTTGAGTCTTTCGCCGGCCTGGCGAACCTGTGTGAGGTCAAGGATGACGTCAAGCTTGTTGCTGGCAGACGCAAAGTCGTAGACCTCCTTGGAAAACAGATCGGGGTCGTAGAGGTTACGGTAGGCCAGTTGGATCAGGTATTGGTAGGCACTGGCCCAGCCCTCCCGCGAGTCGCCGACGGTCAGGCGCAGGGCGGCCTCGTCGGCGTCGTCGCGCTCCAGCGTCAGGGTGGTGAGCTCCTGGCCGCCGGACTTGCCGGGATTCTCGAAGACGTTGACGACGTTGATGGAGGCCGTGACGATCGGCAACTTGTCGACGACATGTTGCTCCAGGACGGCGCCGGTGCCGACACCCATCATGGCCAGCTCCATTAGCAGGCCGAAGATCGAGGGGTCGCCGACCTGGAGTGAGCAACAGTTGTAGTAGCCGGGGAAGTTTTGCGGCTTCTTGCTCCACTCGGTGCCGGCGACCCACATGGCACGACCGCTGGGCAGCGTGTGCTGATTCAGCGCCATGTCGAGGCAGAGGTTGAACTGCTCCTGGCTCAGGCCGCCAATTTGGGCGAGGTCGGTGACCGTCCTGGTGACGGCTTCCGAGAAGGACTCACGACGGCCGTCGGGCCTCCGGCGGGAGTAGCTTCTGTAAAAAACAGCGGACGCGGAAGGGGCCGAATCGCGAAATTCAGACATTAGGTATGGAGGGATAAGATCAATCCAGCAGCTCGCCTGGTTCGCGGTCTCTGGAGTAGAGGAAAAGACCCGGCACGACCGGATCGCAGGAGGACAGGTCCTTCCTGGAGGAGCAGTCGATCAGGGTCGCAATGAGTGTTGGGCTCGTTCTCAGCCTCATGTCAAGAAGGATTCTCTTGACCTGAAGCCACTCTTCGAGGTGATGGGTATGCAGATTGTGCAAAAAGAGGCATGCTTCGTCGTAACGAAGCTCCTCAAACATCCTCAGGAGAACTGAAGTTGATCGGTGGACTTGTTGCGACGTAACGACCTCAGCCACCTTGCCCCACCTTTAGCTTGCGGGTGCCACGTGGCTTCGAGTTGAGGCCGTTACCTTGGCGGGTCTTCTTGCGACCAGGCGAGATCTGGACGGAGGCACCGTTAAGCGTCTTCTTGGTGGTCTGCTTCATTTGAATGAGGGTGGGTGGCAGTCGTCATGGTAGCACTTGCGCAGACGGTTGGAGGTGCTCCAAGCGTTTGCTTCATCATCCACTGAGTGGCTGCCTTCTGGGAGAACCAGGAATGAGCGAGCTGTTTCGCCAAGCGGCGGAGCTCCTCGATGTCCCTGGCCTCGTCAATGGCTCGCAGCGAACGCTCAAGCTCAAACTTTTGAGCGAGGCTCAGGCTCATCGGGTCGATCATAAAAGAATCCGGCACCCGAGCACAGTAGCATAGGGTGCCTTTGCTAGAGGCCTGGTTCGTGAAGGATTGCGCCAGGTCGAAGAGTTTCGACGTAGAGGACGATGTCCTCCAGTGGGCGGCGCCACTCGGGATGCGATGCCGCGAACATCGTCAGGCTGTCGACGGCGTCCTGGTAGGACTCAAGCGTTCCGCGACGACAGGTGGGAGCACAGTTGGTCATAGCCGCCGATTAGCTCCTTGGTGTTTTCGGTGGTAAGGTAGATTGCCGGCCAAGTCGGCCACTCGTCGCAGGGCTCGGAGGTCGTCGAGTAGTCCAGCGAGTAGGCCTCCAGTAGCGCCTTAGCCCTAGTACACCAGGGGCAGTCGGGGATGACGTGAATGACGTAGAAGGGCGTCACAGTCGAAGGTCCATCGCAAGCGTGCTTGACATTGTACGCTCGATATGGGAGTAGGTTCCGTCGTCCATCGAGACCTCAATGGTTGGCACGACAATCGGGCGCAGGGTCCTGAGGTACTGCGGCTCTGCCACGACCAACACCGACATAAGTAAGTGCGAGTCGAGGTTTTCGGTGAGCCGTTCGAGCTCTTGGATGCGACCCCACAGCCACGAGAAGGAGGGCGTCTGCAGGTGATGCATCAGGGGCGCCAGCCTCTCGCGGCACTCGGGGACGTGGATGTAGGCGCGAATTGCACGCTTCTCCACCTGGTGGCGGGTCCACGCCGGATCCGGCTTTTCCCATTGCGCCGACACGCGAATGGCTGGCAGGTCCTGGCGCCACTTCTGGGCCAGCCTGACGGCCGACTTCTGGTTGTCGGTGAGCACCTTGGAGGCCTTGTCGATGTAGTGCTGCCGGAGGGCCGGGGACGTGATCGACTCGACGAGCTTGCGGATGGCGGTCTCGATCTGCGAGAAGCGGTGGGTGTCGGACCTGTCGACTTCATTCAGCCAGTTGTCGATCTGCCAGTCGAGCCACTGCGGAGCCGACTCGATGATGCCGTGCAGGTCGACGTTGTTTCTGATGCAGTCGTCGGGGTCGCTGCCTTCAGGAAGGCTGGCAACCGTGATGCTGACTTCACCCTTACAGGCCATTAGGCCGCAGACGTCCACGAAGTTCTGGATGGCCTTTCGGCCGCCGCTGTCGCCGTCGTAGCAGAGCACAAAGCGCTTGCAGTACCTCGACAACCTCTTGATGGACTGCAGCATGGGCGCTGCGGTGCCCTGGATGGCAACGGTGTTCGGTATCCCGTACTGCCACATCTGAATGACGTCGAAGTGACCCTCGACGAACACCAGGAAGCCGTTTGACCTGGCGGCGCGGATTGCCTTGTGTTCGTTGTAGACGAGTGCGCCCTTCTGGAAGAGGTCGCTCGATGACGAGTTGACGTACTTCCTGTTTTCGTCGGTGACGTCGTCGATTGTCCTGCCGGTGAAGCCGACCAGGGAGCCCCTGTGGTCATGGATTGGCACCGTGACGCGGCGGGCAAAGCGGCCGTCCCGGGCCCAACCGATGCCGAATTCTCGGCAGGTTTCGGGTCTGATGCCGCGAGAAAGCAGCCAGGCGCGGGCGTCGATACCGTGCCTCGACTGTATGCCGCTTCGGAAGGCGTCCTGCTGCTTGTCGATGGCCTCCTGTCGCCTGCGGCGCTCTTCGGCGGCCCGCAGGGCTTCGGCGGGATCGAGGTCGTCGAACAGGACGTCGATGCCGTTCTTCTCGGCGATGCGTGCGACGGCATCAGAAAAGCTGAGGCTGTGATATTGCTGGATGTAGGCGATGGCGTCACTGCCGCCGCCGCAGGCGAAGCAGAAGCAGATATTCTTGTCGTCGTTGAGCGTCAGAGATGGGTTGGAGTCGTTGTGCCAGGGACACAAGGTGACGGCCTCGCGGCCGACACGCTTCATCTCGATGCCTTCGTTTTTGAGTACCTGCGTGACGGGCACCTGGCGCACCTGCTCAACGGTGCTGTCCCTGATTGCCAATCGGTTTGGGCGACTGGCCGCAGTCTAGCCCCCGAAGACCAGTTGCCGCAACTCGTTGATGACGGTCTTGGGCACGTCACTGGCCCGGGCCTCCATGAAGCGATCCAGGCGCTGCCGCGTGGCTGGCGTCAGCTTGGAGAGGAGTTCGGCGGCATCCTGACGGAAGATGGTCAGGTTGTCGACCTCGTCGGGCTCAAGGGGCTCGGAGGGCGTGGCGTGGTCGGCGAGCTCAAGGGGAGGACCCGAGCAGGCAGACTTGGCCTCCTGCCACTTCGACAGCTCGATGCCAAGGAGCTCACAGACCTCCAGGTCGGTGAAGCCGGCATATAGGTAGCGCTTGCCTCGCGTCCAGATGTCCCTGGTTTCGTAGGTCAGACGCATGGCGTACGTCTTGTCCCTGATGTAATGCAGGATACTGCCCCTGATATAGGGGACCGCCAGGGACGAGAACTTGAGAGGTTGGCCAGTTTGCTCGTGCAGGCGATTGATGTCGTACTTGGCGGCAGCCTGGCAAAGGCCCAGGAAGGCTTCGCTTTCGAGCACCTTGTACTCGATGCCGGTTTTGCGCTTGTAGATCCAGGCTTGGTGCCTGGCTAGATCCATGTTGCGCTCCGCGAGATCCCGTTGCTCGGGTGTGAGCTGGAATTTCGTGATCCGTCTCATCTTACCAGGGCATGTTGCGCTCCACTGGGCTCGGAAGCGCGGACGAGCGCCCCCAGTGTACGGGAGTAATTTGTGGCGGAGTGCGCTGACTCATGTAGTTGATTGCCATGGAGATGCTGTCGCAAATGTCGTCGTTCCTGGCCGCCGGGAAGAGGCTGAATTCGTTGATGAATGTGTCGAGCCAGGACACGTTTTCTGGCAGGTAGACGTCGCCAGCTTCAACTAACGGCACGATAGCTGCCAAGCGACTGGGGTCGTCCTTGCGCCTGTTGCCGGTCTTGTAGCCGATCAGGCCGGGGATGCGAGTCTTCATCATCTGGTAGACGGCGTATCCGTTGGCGGCCAACTCGATGATGGTGCCGTCGATGGAGTGCTCCTGCAGCATCGAGATGATCATCGAGATGGTGCCGACGATGTCGGTCTTGCGGCGCAGCATGTCGATGACGTAGAACTTCGTCGCGCACTGCCCGACGACGGTTGCTACCACGTAGTCGGAATCATTGTTGTCGGTGAAGGTGCAGTCGACGCTCATGATGACGCGATCCATGGTCGGCAGGGTATCCCTCGACTCGTAGTATTGCCACCACTCGGGGTTGAACATGTTGCCGCCGATTGGCGCCGGCCGTTGCTGGTATTGTGACGACCACTCCCTGACGCCGACGACGTGACGGATCCGCTCCAGGTCTTCGACGCCATAGCGTTGAGGGCACAGCGGCAGGCCGGGTTCCTCTCGCCAGTCTTTGACGATGTTGCAGTGCTGCGGCAGTGGTGGTCGATCGCCGGAGTCCTCGCTGATTGCCGGCCAGTCGATGATTGTCCAGTTTTCTCGCTGGCTTTCGGGGACGGAGGCCTCCAACTCCAGCAGGCGACCGGTCAGGTCGAGCTCGGTCCAGCGGGTGGCCACCACCACGACGGCGCCCCCGGGTTCGAGGCGGGTATAGAGAGAGCCCTGGTAGAAGCCCCAGAGCTTGTCCATGGCGGCCTCGCTGTCGGCCTCCTGTCTGCCCTTGATGGTGTCGTCGGCGATGATCAGGCTTGCTGAGCGGCCCACCACGGAGCCACCGATGCCTGCCGCCCAGCAGCCGCCGCCGCCAGTTGTGCCCCACTGGTTGACGGATTTGCTGCTGGGGTCCAGTCGGCCGCCGGCCTGCTCGTAGTATTCTCTGGCGTCCTTGGAAAAGCCCTCGGCCAGCTCGGCGCTGTAGGAGCAGATGGCGACGTAGCGCTCTGGATGCGCGAGCAGGTAGGCGGCAGGCAGGAGCTTAGAGGAGAGCAGGCTCTTGCCGATCCTGGGGTGCGTGCTGACGATGAGCCTCTTGCATTGGCCACTGATGACGAGCTGCAGTTGCTTGACGAGCTCGCCGTGGAACCTGTAGAAGCGGTAGTTGGGGTTGATCTGCTTGATGAACCGGTGGAAGATGACCTCCTTGCCGTTCTCGCTTTCGTACTCCCTCTTGGCCTTGGCCTCTCGGACGAGATCGAGTTGACTGGCGGCGTGACCCAGGAAGTCGTCGCCAATTCTTCTGACCATGAATGGTTATTCCTCGATCTCGAATTCGTACGGGTCGTGGGTGACGTCGTCAACCCGCACCTGCTGGATGTCGGAGTCGACGACGGACAGAAGTTCGTTCACGCCCAGGGAGTTGGCCCAAGCTTGACGGGATTGTTCGGAGACGCTAGAGGCCGCCTTCAGGAGTCCGGCGACCATCCCCATGGGGATGTCTTCCTTCTTCTCGATGGCCTTTTCGATGCGGTTGCTGAGCAGGCCCACGAGGTCCTCGGAGACCTTCGACATCATCTCGGCCTGACGCTGTGCCGCGTCGCGGAACTCGACGATGGCTTCCTTGTGTGCGTTGCGCTTGAGGGCCTCGGCTTCTTTCCAGACGATCGCCATTTGGTCCCTGTCCCACCTGGCGGCGCGTGACTCCCAGCAGAACGTCTTGCACCATCGTGCGATCGTCCTGTCGTCGTAGCCGGAGAGCTTGGCGGTGTCGATGAAGGTTCTGTTGCCGTTGAGCTTCAGGTAGACCTGGAAGGCCGCGTACTGATCAGCGGTCTCGTGCCTACCTGAGCTCGACAGGTTGTAGCCGCGCCTGAAGTTATAGATCGGGCCAGGCGTGCGCTTTGGGGGCTTGGCTTCCTTCCATTCCACCTGGCACAGCGAGTTTCGGCACATTATTGTGCCGACAGAAGCCGCCTGCGCGGCTACTCGGCGAATACGGAGACGACGTCGACGATTCGCTTGTGGAACAGGTCGATGTCGCCATCGTTGCAGACCTCAATGGTGGCAACGTCATCGAGCTTGATGTAGCCGCGACTGTCGCCATCAAAGCTTTTGTCGGGGCGATGGAGTCTGACAAGCAGGACGTCTTCGACGTCGAAGATGGTGTTCAGTAGCGGTTTGGCTTCATGGGAGAAGCCGGAGTCGCTGCACACCACGAGTGGGCTTGGGCGCTGATCATCTGCCAGCAGTTGCCGGACGTGGCGCACCGCCAGGTTGCCGAAGAACTGCTCGCCGAACTGCTTCTTGCCCCACTTTTCACTGAAGGTGATCTGGACGTCGACGTAGCTCTTGCCAAATAGGAGGTCGCAGGGCTCGGTCTTGATGGACTCCAGGTACTCGACGTCTTCGTTAGTCAACGAAAAGGTGGCCTTGATGGCTGCCTTGATTGGACCTGACATCTTGAAGTGAAGCGCATTGAAGCGCTCGACGCACTTCGCTGCAGCGGTGTCCTTGCCGGAGTGGCGGGGGCCGTTGAACAGAACGAGCTTCGGGGCCATGGGGATCAGCAAGCTTGGGTGAAGTCTAGGGCGCAAGCCTTGCCTTGTGAAGGCGGGCGGACTCGTACCAGGCGGCAATCTCTGGTGTCCAGGCCTGCAGGTGAGGCCACATCAGGTCGCAGAGGGCGCGGATCTCTTCTTGGGCGTCAAGCTTGGCACGCAGGTCCAGGAAATGCAGAAAGGCTCTCAGGGAGAAGCTCACCACGAAGTGCTGGCGATAGTCGAACGGCAGGATACCACGGGCGTGCTCTTCGGCGTATCCGAGTTGGATGAGTTCATCGTAGCGCCTCGCGGCGTTGCGGCATAAAGCAAGGTCTATGTCGCGCTGTTGCTGGGTGTAGGAATACTTCTTGCCTTTGCGGTCGCTATAACTGCCAACTGGTCGCAGGTAAAATACCTCTTCCGCATCTAGCTCTCCATTTGCGACTTGAGATATACGCTTTCCAGTATATCTCAGACTTTGACAATCAAACGAAATTCCCACACGGTGGGTTCGTGCCTGCTGGAGAACGGAATGGGGGAACCAGCCAGTGTTCAAGGTGATACTGGGATGTTCCAGGCAGTTCCCACAAACCACTGGCTTGTTGTTGCGACGTACAAGGAGCGCTCCAGTTGAGACAGTTGCGCAGTAGACGTTGCCTTCGTACGGGATCAGCTTTTCGGTTCCGCGAGTGCGTCCTTGTTGATTGACCTCAGCCCGGGCGTAGGGCTCGCGAGACGAGACGTGCAGGCGCCAGCAAGGCTTATGATTCTTGTGGATGTCTCCCTCGTTCGAGTTGTTCAGCGTTAAGGAGGCGGCCTGGTTGTTGAGGTGGAAGGCGGCCTGAATGACGTCCAGGGCGGCCTTTTCCACGGAGTCAAATGCCCACGTTTGCCGCTTGGCTGTGCCGTCGCTGTTTTTCAATCCATCGGCGAATGCTTGAAACAGGCCCTCAGGAAGAGACATGATGAAGGACGGCACACGCTTGCCCTCTTCAGCCTGGAAGTGCTTGTGGATCCACCGGGAAACGGTTGCATCTCTGAGAACAAACCGATCGCCTTTCGTTTCTTTGACAGCGAAGCCGCAGCTCTTCAGGTAAGCAATCTTACGAGCGCGACGCAAGCGGAATCTGAGGCATTTAGGATCTTTTGACTGGCTGCGGCAGCCATCGCCGAAGAAGAAGCCGGCGACCTTGAATAGACTGACGAGATCAACGCCTTGCGGACAGTCGTCGGGGATGCTGCGCTTCTTAAGATTTCCGGCAAGCCTGTAGCGAACAGCTTTGCCGGCTACAGAAGAGGCTGGCTCGAAGCGCCACTGGCTCCATCCGGTCGACTTGCGGCTGGATATGGCCATCCGGTGATCTTGCGTGACGGCGAGGCTTAGACGCTGGGATTCAAAACTGTAGAGGCTGTCGCCTTCTTTGATGGGAATGCACTGGATCGCGGTTGGGACTTCAAAGTTGACTGCGCCACTGCTGATGTCGACGGCAGCAAGCATTGTTGACGTCGTCACGTCCGGCCAGGGAGTCCAGCCTGCTTCCGTCAAGACCTCGGTGTCGGCCGAGTAGCAGCCGTAGTGGCCCCGCTCGCCGGCCAGCAGCCGTTTCACGCAGATTTCGCCGGCGCGGGTCTCATCCGGCCAGTCGGCGCGGTCGGCCGCCACGAACCCTTCGCTGTAGTCCTGGTGCATCGCGGCATAGATGCACTGCTGGGGATTGGGTGTGGCGAAAATCAGGTCGACCCGGAAGCGTGGGTCTCTAGTGGCCGGTCGCACCATATGGGTCAGGCGGGGATCGAGAAGGCCTCTTCGAGAGCTTCCATTGACGAGCCAAGTGTAGCATCGCCCAGTGGCGAACGGTAGTAGGGCGGAAGCTCCAGGGTGCCGGAGACGATGGGAGGACGCCCCCAGTCTTTCGTTTGGAGGCAGTGCTTCAGGAGTCGTCTGGCGTGCCTGATCTGACGGAAGCCCTCGTCGATCATCTCGTCGCTGATGTCGAAGATGCCGATCTGGTAGGGAGGGGTTCGCTCGATGGCGACGAAGATGAAGTTTGTCGGCAGCTTGTAGTATTGCTCGACGCCGTCGGTGTACCAGGCGGCCTGAAACATGTAGTTGAAGTCACCGATGACCTTCTTCCTGAAGTCCTCCATCTTGACGCCGTCGGTACTCTTGACGTCCAGAATGGTTGCGTGAGTGTCCGACAGCAGCAGCCTGTCTATGCGGGCCTTGCAGTCGAGGCCCTCCGAGCGCCAGTACAGGCTGACTTCGTTGAATTTGCGGTAGTCGGCTTGAGATGGGTCGAACCAGTCGAGCTCCTGCAGGGCGGCGGCCATGCCGTGAACGGCGTCCCAGGACTGGTATTGGTCCGTTTGCGAGAGTATCGTCTTCGACTTGTTTTCTTCTTTCCAGGCCTTGCCTTCCCTGGTCGCCAGGCTCAGGCCATCCGGCTTGAGGACGAAGTCTTTCTCGAATTGCTCCTTGCCCTCAAGCGTTAGGCAGTGGGCCCCGGTGCCGATCTGCATCGTCAGGGTTGGGGCGATCTTCTTCTTTTTCTCGGCCTGGTAGTGCGCTGGCGACTTGAGGATGTGCTTGACACTCGATTGCGCATGCCCAGGGTCCTTCCGGTAGGAGGGGTCGGCCTGGAGGTAGCTGACCGAAGCGGACACGGCGACGTAGCTCAGGGCCTCAGTTTAACGATTCGCAGATCCCAGCAGGAGTCAGCCTTCTCGCCCTTTGTCCAGGAAATCGAGAGGTGGCTGATGATCGACACCCGGTCGTCGACCCACAAGACGCCAGGGAGGGCCTCCTTCTTTTTGGTGGCTCTGACGGGGCCTGCGGCGTCCAGGATGAAGCCAGCAATGTTGTCGAGGTCGCCTCGGCCTTCGCCGCAAAGGTGGAGGTGGACCGATATGGGGTAGTCGATCGGCGGGTACGGCCACAGCTCGGACAGCGAGCTTCGCATGTCCTTCAAGGCCTGGTCGTAGGCGGGGTTCTTGTAGGCATGGCCAGCGCGGGTAAACCTCGGTCGCTGCTTGGACCACAGCGGCATTCGCACGCGCAGCTCATAGGACTCGCCCGGAAAGGTTGGATCGGCTTGCGTGGGACTCAAGGCCGTGACTCTATTGGCGGACCACAGAGTCTAAGTGGGCCGGGCTTCAGGCTTGCTGGCTGGAAGGAGTTGTCGGCGTGGTGGAGCCGCCATTGGACGTGAAGCGGAAGGTTGGCTCGACGTCGGTGCCGTCCCATTGCTCGACAGGAGGGTTCGGGTCTGGGGTGATGCTGATGACGTCCGGTAGCCAGATATAGTCCTTCATGCCGAGGATGTCAATGTAAAGATTGCGGCCTTCTCGTGAAACGATTTGACAACGGATGTCCCTGACGTAGTCGATTCCGGCAATGACGCGAATGATCACGTCTTGGCCGACAAATTTGTTGGCTTGTGATACTTCCATGGTTGCAGGCTTGGATAGAGTCTAGCAGATTGCTGGCGCTGGCCGTTAGGAGGCTGGACGGATGTTACGGTTGTCGAAGCAGCGGGTCATGCGCTGCTCCGAGCCGAGCCAGACGGAGCAGCCGTCCCGATCGCTTGAGATCACGCTGCCCTTCTTCCAGCCGCAGCCAAGGTAGACCTCGACGCTTGAGTGGCGTGCGTAGATGCGAACAGGCGTCGGTCGAGCGGCCAGCCGTTCGTGGTCCCTTGGTTTGGTGGACTTGGAGGCATGGCTACGCTTGATCATTCTGCTTGTAGCGCAGTGTCTGCTGTTGGCTGAGGTAGAGGAGGAAGTGATCGGGCATCCGGCCGCCAAGGACTGAGACCCAGGAGATGACCTTGGGGATGTCTTTGGCGGTCAAGACCCAGAGTTCCTTCTCTTCGTTGTAGCGCACCAGTCCTGCGCCAACGAATTCGCCGAGGACCTCGTCCAGCAGCCTTTCGAGACGGGTGCAGTCGTCGCAGTAGTCGCCTTCGAGTGGATCCCAGTTGCCGACCTTCAGGTCTTCGACACTGCAGTATGGGGTGATGGAGGCCAGTATTTCCGAATAGCGAATGGCGCCACGGTGAATCAGGCCGGCGATGACGTGCGGTCGCACGAGGGCCGTGGTCAGGCGTGGCACGTCGTCGAAGAGGGCGCCAACGGTACTGGGGGCGACCTCGTAGGGGTCGATTTGCTCCATCGCTTTGATCTAGGGGATGAATAAGTGGTGGGCGACACCGGTTGGACGTCGCCCGGTGGCTAGTGGATCAGAAAAGCGAAGGGGTGCCTTCGTTGGCCTGGGCCTCGGAGCTGGCGTCGTCTTCGTTGTCGGGGAAGGGGCAGGTGAGGTCGATGTCGGCCGTCGACACGGTTGAGCAGCGAGAGACGGCCTTGATGGCAGTCGGGACCTCGTTGCGGTCAAACTTGACGCGGAAGCTCAAGGTGAAGACGCCGTCCTTGGCTCCCTCGGCGGCGGCGCGGTAGTTGCGGCCAAGGCAGTAGGCAAGGGCCTGCAGTGCGGTGTGCTTTTCCTGGTTTTCGAGCTGGTTTGCTCCGTTCCAGGTTTTCAGGAGGGCCAAGGCCTCTTCGTTGATGATCAGTTCGGGTGACTCGGGCATGACTAGCCGTGTGGTGACCCGTCAAGCGTAGCACGGCTCCAAAGAAAAGGCCCCGACCGGGGCCGGGGCGAAAGCGATAAAACCGCGTGTCAGAAAGGGATTTCCTGATTAGCGGATTGGTCGCGTCGGGGCTCCAGGGAGGTGACGCGAGCGTTCTTGACGGTCAGGTAGGTCTTGTCGTTGTAGACCCGCTGGACGAGCTGGCCGTGAACCGCGACGCGGTCGCCACGCAGGAGTCGTTCGGCGAAGATCTCGGCGGCCTTGCCGTTGACTTCGACCTCGTAGAACTGGCCGGCGCGGTCGTCGCCTTCCTTCACGTAGAAGTATTCGTTGTCGACCACCGAGAACTTGGCGAGCGTGCCGCCGTTGTCGAAGGTCTTGAGTGCCACCGGTGCGGTGCCTTCTTTGCAGACGACTTTGCCGGCGATTGAAATTGAGGCCATCGGTTCCCCTATGGGGCTGTTGGTACAAGCTCAGTGTAGGCGTTCTGGAAGGCATCTGGGTGTCGGCGAGCGACATTCATCGCTTTCTTCTTCTTGATCCTGACCTGGTCGACGGTCATGTCGAGGTCCTTGGCGATCACCTGAAGGCTTTGGCTCATGACGTAGTTGCGGATCAGGATCTGGCAACCGATTGGATCCACGCCGGCCTCACGAAGCGACTCCTCGATGGTGTAGGAGACCTCGTTGGTGCCGTGGGAGGTGTTGGTGTCGGGGATTAGCTCGCCGATGGTCGTGCGCGGGTCAATGCGATAGTCGGTCGAGACGCAACTGTAGGCCAGGCGGATGTTGTCGATCAGTTGGTCGATCTGCCGCTCGGGCATCAGGCCGCTGCCGCCCCGGGTCTTGATGTGTCCGTTGCGCTCGAAGAAGACCATCCGTCGTGACGCGGATTCGGGCACGTACACGGGGGTGATGGTGCGGATGTTGTGACGGCCTATGGTGGAGCGAATCCAGTGGGCCGCGTACGTCGAGAAGGTGTAGCCGCGAGCCGGGTCAAACTTTTCGGCGGCTCGGATCAAGCCCATGACGCCGACCTGTAGGAAGTCGAGGGTTTCGATGCTGCCCCAGCGGTGGCGGCCGTGTCCCTGCATGTAGGTCTTGGTCAGCCTGACCACGAGACGCAGGTTGTGGCTTACGAGCTTGTTGATCAGCCTGCGGCGGGCACGAGACTCAGGCATCGCCTGGATGCGCCTGGCGATCAGGTTGATCTCTTCCGGGGGGATCAAGGGGAAGCGACCAGCGGCGTTCAGCCAGGCGGTGATCTCGGACTGATGGTTTGACTGCATCGACTACTCGGGAGGGACAATGGCGCCACCAAAGGCGGCAGCAAAGGCAATACTAGCAGAGTCGATGCAGGGCGGGCCAGGCTCCGTGTCGACGACAACCGGGAGCCTGGGGAACGCTGAGGTTAGAACTTTTTTGCGTCGTTGGCCGGGTCGCTGGCTTCGTTGTAGCTGCGCACCCAGGCGGCGTCCTTCTCCTTGAGCTTCTCGATGCCGCCGAGGAAGTCGGAGCCGATGCGACTGATCAGGCTCTCGATGGCGTGCGTCGTGAGGCCCTTCTCGATGGCGGCCTCCATGAAGCGCTGTTTGTCGCTAATCGCTTCATCTGCCGGTGGCTGCTCGGTGGTCGGGGCGGCCTGCGACTCGGCGCTGGTGGCGGGTGCCGGGGTGGCCAACGCAGAAGCTGCGGCGCGGCGGGTGGGGCGCGTGGCGGGCTGGGTGTCGGCGGGGGCGTCTTCGGAGGGGATCGGCGGTGCGGCGGCCTCCAGGGGCATCTTGGCCCAGAGTTCGTAGGCCAGGCCGAAGGTGAAGGCTGCAGCCAGGCAGCAGCCGCGACGGTGGGTGTCGGTGATGTCGCGGGCCGTGATGTTGTCGAGGGCAATCGCCTTGTTTTTGTGGTCCATCACCGCCTGGGGCACGGATGGCGTCACGGTGCCGTCGACGTGGCGGAAGCGGATCAGCAGGTAGCCGCCAGGACCCGAGGACGGGTGGACGAGGGCGCCGTCGGTCGTGGGCACCGCCTCGGCCATCCAGCCCGGGGCGTAGTCCCGCAGGAGGTTCATGGTGCGGGACCAGTTGATGTAGTCGGCCTTGTAGCTTCCGCTGCCGATGGACTCAACCAGGCCCTTGGTGGCGACTCCTGCAAGGTTTGGGATGGCTTCCGGCATTGGGGTGGGTGTCTTTCGGGTTCCGCCCTGAAGCTTAGCGGTGTGTTTGGTGCCTTGCGGTGCGACTGGGTCCGAAGTCGAGCAACCAGGATGGATTCTCGGCGACCCAGGCGGCGCAGTCTTCGGGGCCGGCTTCGGAGCACACGCCGACGAGTGGGCCGGGGCTGCGGTCGAGGGCAACAGCAACGCGGTAGTTGGGCGAGCCGTCGACGGCGAGTGGCGCAAAGGTTGGGCAACTTGGCACCGTCACGTCGAGCATCCAGGCCGTTGGTTTCGTGCGGTTGGTGGTTCCCTGGAGTCGAGGTTTTGATGTAGTCCTTCGACGACGAGCTTGTTGGCTTCGGCCTTGAGGCGTTCGATCTTGGCGGCGCGGCGCTTGCGCTTGCGTGCTTGGGCCTTCAGGGACTCGCGGTTTTCGCGTCGGTAGCGCTTGATCCATGCGTCGAGTTGGTTGGGGTCGTGTTCGGCTAGCGAGATCAGCTCGCAGGCCCAGGAGCGGGACTTGATGCCCTCAAGCACGGGTGGGACGACGATCCTGCCGACCTCGTCGTAGCCGGCGTCGACCTCCGGGGCTTGATCCATGGGCTGGGCAAGGGGCACGGTCTGAAGGTTAGCCGGATTTCCCCGTGTGGTCAACTACCTCGACAAGAAGGCGCGGAGCGCATGCCCGCGTTAGAAGGAGGTCTTAGTAGTGGTTTGGTATTCAAGGGGAACAGCCTTAGAGGAAGAAACCCTTTAGAGATTGCTTTCTAAGCAGAGATCTCTTAATCACGTTGCAAAATGCAACAGGTCGGCAGGGGGTGCTGTTGCAAAATGCAACGTGTGTGGTTGCAAAATGCAACGTCCTTGGTTGCAAAATGCAACGTGTGTAGTTGCAAAATGCAACCGCTTGCCAGGCTTTGGTGCCGTGGTGATACCGTTTTTTCGGATGCCTGTTGCAAAATGCAACGTGCTCGGTTGCAAAATGCAACCAGATCGAGCCGCCTGGCGGGTTGATTTCGGCGGTGCTAGGATCTGGATACGCCCCTGTTCTGTAAAAGCGTTTAATGACTTTCACTGTTTCAAAGGAGTCAGATTGGGACAGCACGCCATACGTGAAGTGCCCAATTGCCATCCTGTTTTGCCAGGAATTGCACCCAACCTCTAGGGTGATTTATTTGGCGTTGCTGAATCACGTTGGGTTCAAGACTAGAGGCATAACCTTTGTTGATCGCTGTGTTGGGGTACATCGCTCAACGAGGATTAGGTGCATGGATGAGCTAAGGCAGCTCGGCTTCATTAGTGGGCCGGATTCTCATCCGATGTTGGCTGATCCTGCGCCGATTATCGACAAGCTCAAGAGGGACAAGGCGAGGGTGGAAGAGGAGTACGACAAGATGATTGCGTGCAAGAGCGCAGTAACCGAAGGTGAGCAGACTGGTGGCGACTTGGGTGTGCAGAGGGCCAAGCGCGACTACCTGCAGGAGGCTACTGATGCCTGGAATAAGTACAGGCCCAAGGATTACGCCAAGATCAGGCGGATTAGCATGCAGTTGGTGAGGGCAATCGACATACACATGAAGGATCTTGGTATCAAGGCGCACGACTACGAGGAATTCTTCTCGGTTATTAAGGCCGGCGTGGAATCGTCTGACTTCTGGTCCAACCAGAACAGAAGCAGGACGCTGAACAGCATCACGGGGGTTGGCACGCCTAGCGACACCAAGCGCTCGAACGTCTACAACCTGTTCAACGCGGGCGTCGACTCCCCGGCCGAGCCGACCAAGGAGGAGGATCGGAGTGATACCATCGTGTACGACCCCTCCGTCAGGAAGCTGATCTCGGACTACGAGGATGCGCAGCACAGTTACCAGCAGGCTTGGTCGCAGGGGACCATCACCCGGGACGTGGAGCTATTCGTGATCAGGACAGAGACCAATCTGGTTGAGGCGGGACTGGATCCGGCGCGGTTCCGGTTCAAGTACGGATTGGACCGTTGGCCAACTGGCACGCCTGAGCCCGAAGAGTCGCGAGTGATAAACTGGACCTTCGCAGACGAGGTCGGGTATGCAGGCTGAGCTGCCGCACTACATACAGCGGGCCGCCGAGCTCGGCCTGCTTGAGGTCAAGGATGGGCGCATTTCGTCGTGTAACCACGAGGCCCTGGATCAGGCGGTGCTGGTTGCGCGGATCGTCGACAAGCTTCAGCCGACGAGCGTGCGCGAGCGAGAAGACACCACCCAGCAGGAGGCAATCGTTCTCAGCAGAGTGCTGACATGTCCGTCGGGCATGGCGCGTGAGTTGTGGGCTGAGCTCAGGAGTGCGTTTGGAGTTGGGCACGGGCAGTCGGTGCCCATGAGCCTGTGGTCGGATTATCGGTTTCGGGCCATATCGCATGAAATTGATCTGACTTTTGTGGGGCAAAATGTCAGCCAGTTGATTTCCAGGGAGTCACTGATTGCTAGCTATTCGATGAGGTCGGACAGCAGTCGATTTGTGTCGGTGCTGGACTTCAACAAGGCGATCTACGAGTTGTCGGATCCCATGCTGATGGAGTCCTATGGCGACGGCAACTCGGAGTGGGCTACGGCGCTGGATGTGCTGAAGCAATACAGGGTTCGCTCCTTGTATGCGGAGACGCTGCACGTTGCGGCGCAAAATATCAAGGCCGAGGAGAAACTTGAGCGGGCGCTGGAGTTCCTCCAACATCGGGCGATGGAGGGCGTCGGCATGATTCGTGGCGCCATTGGATCGCAGGGGCATGCGATCAGCGCAATCGACTCGATTATTGGGTCGCCAGGTAACAAGAGGAAGAACTGGGTGGACGGCCTCATGGTTGCCGAAGACATCGAGAGGCCAGTGTCGACGGGCTTTCCCGCGATTGATCTGGATATTGGCGGTGGCGTCAGTAGACCGAAGATCAATGCGCCGGCAGAGGGGAGGTTGTTTACCTTTGCGGCGCGGCCTTCGACGGGTAAGACCGCTTGCGCGTGTCATATTGCCACGTCGCTGGCGGCCGGTGGGTTGACGGTTGGGTTTATATCGGCGGAGCTGGGGTTGAAGGCGGTCGAGGCCAGGCTGTTTGCGTCGTTGACCAGGAAGATCTTCGGCAGGCAGGGATACCACTGGACCGCAAGTCAGGAGGGACTTGGGTACGTCACGGTGGTGGAGTTGTTGAATCCCGAGAAGGAGAGGAGGGCCGGAATTGCAAGCTTGCTGGGGAGGCTGGCCGGAGAGCTGCAGGCGATTGGCGGCAAGTTACTGGTTGATGCGCCGTGGGGCGCGTGCGTTGATGCGGCGATCAACTCGATGCGGTCGATGAAGGCGAAGAATCCTGAGTTACGGGTGGTGATTCTTGACCACTTTCATTGCCTTGCCAGGCATAAGGGTGCGCCGTCGAACGATGCCTCGATGCTTGAGGAGAGGGCCTACAAGTTGACTGGCGCGGCCAAGGAGCTTGGAGTTGATCTATTTGTTGCTGCACAGATGAACCAGGTAAGCCTGAAGGCCGAAGCCGGGACCAGGGGGGACGCACCACCGCCACCGCCGACCGCTGACCAGATCAGGGGGACCGACGCCTTGAGCCACGTGTCGCATGCCGTGTGGTTGGTGCGCAAGCAAAAGCAGGTGGTCGGTGAACCGTCAAACCAGAGGGTCGAGGTTTGGCACAATAAGGCACGGGACGGTCAGGTTATCTGGCACTCCTCCGGCCTCGATGATCGCCTTACAATGCTTGAGGGTGGCATGGTCGACAAGTCTGTGGTGCAGATCGACTACAAGACCTGCAGCCTAAAGTCGGACGACACCCTTCAGCATTCTTTGATCCTGAAAGCACGGAGAACGATTTCGTGAAGAATTGGCTCTTTGGCGTTATCCTGACGGCCAGCGGTGGCCTGATTGCCGCCAACGTGTCTGCAGGCACTGCGGTCGCCAACCTGGTTGCCGGGTTGTCGAATGGCCTGACGGTGGCCATGGCTTACGTTTCTGGATTTGCGCTGAAGTTGATCGACAAGCGTCGGTACGAGCACAGTACCGCCATGCGTCTGCAGTATCACGAGATGACCGAGCTGGCGCTCCTGCGCTCGGCTAGCCAGGTTTGTGACGACGCCGTTCAACGCGGAATGTGGACCAGGTATCACACCATCGCGTTCAATCAGATCGCCAATGGCCTATGCTTGCGCTGTGGATGGCAGGCAGATAGCGTGCATGAGTACCTCGGCGGCCTTGTTAGCAACATTCCGGGGCTGAGCTACTACGGCAGCAACGGCTAGGTCGAAGATAGCCTGTTCTTGATGGAGTCGACGATTCCCTTGTGGCGGATGAACATTCCGACGTTCGTTTGGCCGTCGAATAGAGGCCTGACGTAGTACATGATCTCGCCGTTGCGGCGATTGATGTGTTGGGTTGGGGGTAGCGCAGAGCCGGTTGACACGACCCTGGCTCCGTCGAACATGTAGCCCGGGAGATAATCGAGGATGACTTGTGTCATTTCTTGAAGATCACCCCCCAGCCATCGTTGTTGGATTGAATCAGCCAGCGGCGCATCAGGTTTTTGCGTGTGTAGCGAACCTGGTTGCCGTCATTCTTGCCGGTGCGAACGTAGCCACCGTTGACGACGTCCATTTCGCCGAACGGGTCGCAGACCCAGAAGTGGGTAGTGTTGTAGCCGGTCAAGCAGATCCAGTGGCCGCCGCCGGTGGGGTTGCTGACGCTGCCCTTGTGGAGCACGCCGATGGGGACCGGGATGCCTTTGTCGAGCTGGGACAGGAGGTCGGCCTGCGTCAGGTTGTTGCGGAACTGAGCGTCGAAGCCCAGGGACCTGGCGGCCTTGATCTGGGCATCGGAGGATACGGTGTCGCCGTAGCGGAAGACGACGCGCAGATAGGAGTCGTCGTCGCCCTCGATGGCCGACGGGTCGAGGTAGTCCATGGCCATCGCCATGCTGCTGCTGAAGCACATGCGCTCGCCGTGGCCCGTCTTACTGTCGCGCTGGTAGAAGTAGGGGACCTTGAGTGGGAACGAAGGCTTGCCGGTAGAAGGCTTGCTGGCGGCGGGTTTTGAGGCGGTGGCGGGTGGGCCCTGGCGCCAGAGGGTGGTGAACAGCTTGCGCTGCTCGGTGGTCAGGCTGGCGTCGAGGTCGGAGAAGGCTTTGTCCTGCCAGGGCTTGCCTTCGTAGTTCTTGGCCGCATCCAGGATGTTGGCGTACTCGGGTTGCTGGGCGGGGAGCTGAGACATGATCCTGATGAGCTTTGCGGCGTAGTTCGGGTCAGTAGCATATCCTTCCGAATACAGGAGGTTGGCGGCCTCTTCGGGGGCCTTTGCTCTGTTGACGCCGGAGTAGCCTTTCCAGTTTTTGTACCAGCGTTCGACGAGGTAGTTGACGGCTTCCTGCGGGGACGAGAAGTCCTTGAAGCGGTCCTTAATGGTTGTCCTGACTCCGTTGTAGTATTCGTCCGTGGTCTTGAGGGTGCCAGGCCCCTTGAGGCCGAAGTAGTTGAATTTGCCGCTGAGGTGTTGGCCGTCTCCGCTTTCGAGGATGTATTGGGCTACGACGAGCTGAGGGAACTTGGCGCCAGCTTGCTGGGCGAGATCGAAGATCGTTTGGCGGTTCACGAGATGGTGGAGCGGGTTGTGATGATCGCCGTGGGTCTGCTTTCGAGGATGTATTGCGACCTCTTGTTCGGGTGGTGCTCGGAGGGCACGGTGCCTGACTTGGCGGCGAACCAGGTGATGACGATTGCTGCGATCGGGATGACGTAGTCCTTGGAAATGGAGCGCAAGACGGAGTCCGATCCGGCTTCCTGGGATTGGCTTTTTTCCAGTATGCCCTGGCGTTGTTCGACTCTGTCGATGCGTGCGTGGATGTCCTTGATCGCCTGCCCGAAGGAGTCGACGCTGCCCATCATGCCCTGCATCAGGCCTTCGAGCTTGCCGAGTCTGTGGTACAGGTCGGCGGGCGAGATTGACTGGTGTTCGTATGGCACGCCGTGAGCCTGTTCGGTGGCTGGAGCGGAGCCGAAGACGGGATTCTCGTTGGACATAGGGCTGACCAGGCCGGGCTCCGCTTCGGCGTTTGCTACCAACTAGGATGCCTGTCGATCAACTGGGTCAGGAGCGCCTGGTGCCCTTGCCTGGCGCGAGGCGGCCGTTGTTGCCGTGGCCGTTTCGGGCGCGGTTGCGAGAGGGATTTTCGAGCTTGAAGCCACCGCCAGCGGTGTGGCTGACGTCTGGACCGCCCTTGCCCATGATGCCGCGTGCGCGACGCTCGCGGGCGAGCTCGGCGCGGTACTTCTTGCGGTCGGGCTTGGCGTTTCGCTTCTTGTCGTAGCGAAGCTTCTTGGCGTAGGCCTCGGGGTTGCTGGCGTAGAAGTCAGCGGTTGATCTCTTTCGTTTTGCCTCAGCCATTGGAGGTCACCGCAACATGCAGTAGGCTGCCTTTGTGTGGGGCTACCACTTGACCTTCTTGGCCCACCAGGCTGGGAACAGCTTGCCTTTCTTGATGTTCTCTTCGTGCCTGTTCAGCCAATCGCGGCGGCGCTGGGTGTCGGCCTTGCTCTCGCCCTTGCGGTATGGCGAGCCGGTAGCGCCCTGCTCGCCGAAGCGAATCAGCTTGACTTTGCCCTTCTCTCGGGCCAAGACGGCGTGGGACTTCGTCGGGTGATTCGGGGTCGCCTTGGGCGTGTTGTAGTCCTCGAAGGTTTCGCCCCTGTACTTGATGGTCATTTGCCTTTGGTCGTCTTGGGGGCGGGCTTCTTCTTGGTGGAGCCGTGGGCCGAGGCGGCGATTTTGCTCATTGCCATGGTCAGAGGGGCAGGTTGTCCTTGTTGAACTGGCCTGGTTCGTAGCCGGGTTCGCCGAGGGAGCCGTCAGACACTGGCTGATTGATCTCGCGGCGGGTTACGACCGGGTGGACGGCGGAGACGTCGGAGTCGAGGTTTCGGCCGTCCTCCAGGTAGCGGGGCCCTGTGGTGTACTCGAATTCCATCAGAGGGCTTGACAGGCTTCGATCAGCTCGGCCTTCGAGAGGTTGTTGCGCAGGTCAACGCCGCGCTTCTCGGCGTAGGCCAGGAGCTGGAGCCTGGTCATGGCGGCGAAGTCGACGACGTCGGCGTCCTCGATGCGCTCGTCGATCGGCGCGGGCTCGGCGTCTTCGTCTTCGACGACGTCGGCGTCGACTTGCTCGGCGGGCTCGGCCGGCTCAGCGGGTTCGGGCTCGGGGGCGGGTTCGGTGGTGGGTGCGGAGGAGAGGGCCTCGATCAGGGCGTTCTTCTCGGCGACCCAGCCGGTTTCGAGCAGCTCGCGGGCCTCGACGGTGTAGTTGGCCGCACGGCGTTCACCGTCCTTGAGGAAGTATTGGGGGTACGGCTGCAGGTGCATTGAAGGCGCGGGTGCGGTGACTTAGGTTTCCACAAAAGAGCCCCGGGTGGCCGGGGCTTGGTTGGCTGATTTGAGTGGGGAGATCAGTAGTTGACTTCCACTGCGTCCACGTACACCGAGAAGCCGGAGATGGCGCCAGCGGTGCCGCCGCCAGCGGTGCCGGCGGTGTAGACGTACTTCACGTTGCGGATGCCTTCCCAGAGGGCGCCGCGCACGTGCTCCAGGTACACGCCATTGGCGTCCACGTTGGCCAGGTCGGCGGAGGTGATGGTGTGGAAGACGGCGTCGGAGTTGTCGGCGTCTTGCAGTTGGATGGTGGCGTTGGTGCCGCCGCCGGCCGCCTGCACCACGGTGGCATCCAGGACGATCAGGCGGATGGTCTTGATGTTGCCGAGGTCAACACCCAGGTCCTTGGCGGTCGTGGTGATGCGGGTGTTTTCGTCGAGATGAAACGCCTCGCGAATCGGATAAGTAGAGCGGGCTCCCATTGTGGGTCTCCAGAGGTGAACGTAGACGCGCCTCGTAGAGGTTTGGCGCCGTCACATTAGGTTGCCAAAGGGAGCTCGGTAGGGGCGAGTTACAGGACGGGCATGGCGTAGTCTTGGGTGCTGTTGGCGTAGTGCTTCCAGATGACCTCGCTGGTGTTGCCGGCCCACGACGCGGCCTGCGTGACGGGGATGCCGGCTTCAAGCCAGCGACTGATGGCGACGTGGCGCAGGTCGTAGGGGCGATAGCGGCCCTTGATCAAGCCGGCGCGATGGAGTTGGTCGACCTTGGTGCGGAAGAAGGACTGGAAGGTGTAACGGTTCCAGGGGAAGATGTATTCGCTGGAGCGGGGGAGCTCCTGCAGGATTTCGAGACACCTCTCGTTGAGCGGCACCCAGCGCTGCTTGTTGGTTTTGGTGCTGGGCTTGTGGCCGTGGGTCAGGGTGTAGTTGCTGTGGACCAGGATGCGGTTCTCGTCTGACGGGATGTCGGACCACTTAAGGGCGCGTACCTCGCCGGTGCGCATGCCGGTCTGGAGCATGAATTCGGCAAACAGTGACCAGTCGACGCTGCGGTGGTGAGACTTGACGCGCAGGGCGATCATGATCAGGTTGAGTTCCTGTTTGTTGATGACGACGATCTCCCCGTTGCCCTGAGGGGCCTTGGGCATCTTGAAGTTGCCGACGGGATTGCGCTGCAGGATGCCGACGTCCTCCGAGGAGGCCCACTTGTACATGGAGCGCACAAACATGCAGACGCGGCGGGACGACTTGACGGGTTCCTGCTGGAGGATCCAGATCAAGATGCGTCGGCCCTGTTCGAGGTCCTGGACGGGGCAGCGAGCAAGCCACTTGGTCACCTGCGTGTAGTCGGTGACCACGCTGGTGGGCGACAGCGAGATCTTGCGCTCCTCCAGAAACTGGTGCCAGGTCTGCTGCAGGGTTGGGGTCATGATGCCTTGGGGTGCTGCTCACACCCTATCACGACCCCACTCGTAGTCGTCAGTCGACGAGCTTGGGCTGGCCGGCGATCCACTCGACAAGCTCGCCCTTTCTGGCGTTCGAGTGGAGGGGGCGCAGCTCAAGCCTGCGGCCGAGTTCGCGCAGCTCGACTACGGTCATGGCCTCCAGCTCGTCGGTCGAATAGGTGTCGGCCGCCGGGGGAGGGGTTGGCTCCGGGAAGGACCAGGAGACGTCGTCGCTTGCGGGTGGAACAGGGGTAAGCGAAAGAGAGGGCGGAGAGTAGGGCTGCGTCGAGAACGAGAAGGAGGGCGAGGCGGGCGGCTCGGGCGCGGGGCCGGCGGCAACCGGCGGAGGCGTGAGCAGGAGCTCTTGTTCGCGCTTGCGGAGCACCTGGTTGGGTTGCCAGAAGCCTTGGACCCAGCCGACGCCGGTGCTGATAACGCCAGCGGCCTGAGTCCACTGCAGGGCGCACTCGCCAGGCTTGGAGGCGAATCGCTCGCAACTGATCCAGACGTAGGAGCCGCCGGCGAGCAGGGGGAGCGCCAGGGCGAGCAGTGAGGCGCGGATGGCCGGCGGGACGGTTGGAGCGGACATCGGTATGAGGCGAGGGAAGCTTGGCGCACGACGCGGCGGGCGCAAGCTAGGGTTCCTTGGCGTCAGGTGGTCGCCTTAGACGGGGACACTAGGAGGTGTCAGTAGATGGCGTAGTGGCCGTTGATGTTGGATTCAATCCCAACCCTGCTTGAGGTTTGCGCTGTTGGCCATACAATTATCTCTTGGACAACGCCTCGGGTAAAATCGAGTGAGGTTCGCATAATTGACCGCCTATCCAGTGCGTCACCTGCATAGCGTCCAGTATCCGTAACTGTTGTAACTGCCCCGTTTGTGGCTAAAGTGTTTTGAACTGTTCCTGATGTCAAGCCATCGCTAATGCTAATCATTAGTCGGCGAGTGCCTTGCGCCGAATAGCCTGACAGTTTCCAACTATTCATATATGTGCCCCATTGGCCAGAGTTGTTGGCGTCACCAATCATCCCATTTCTTAAAGATGTATTTGGGGCTGTAGCTTCGTAGATTGGCTCAACTGAGCTTGCTACAGCAGTTAGTTTGGCGACGGCCAATATCGTTGAGGCAGTAGTTATTGAATAATTATGGTTGAATGAATGGCTGATTCCATTAAAACTTAGGGCAGGTTTTAAGCCTTCGGTTATTAACGCTCCATTTAAGACAATTTCGGGCTGCTGGCTTGTTGTGGTTTGTGAAGCATCCCTTCCGTTGCCGCTTTGGTCATACCACGTCCGCACAAACCCATTATTCCCAGCTCCAACCCATCCAGTTAGCGTGCCATTAGTGACTTGCGCAGCCGTGAAGTCCAGTTCTGCGTTATCGCTACTGCGACGTACGCGGACAACATTTGTAACGCCTGTGCGAAGCTGTCTTAGGCTGTATGCAGCAGCAGCGCCGGGATAAGTGTCAAGGAGGAATGGTGAAACCGGATGCTTCTGCTGCGGCGTGATAATCCAGCTCATGGCGTCCTCGTAGTGGCAATGGTTAGGGTGGGGGTCATCCGAGTACCTCGGGGAACGGTGCGGTGGGCGGGGTGAACGCCGATTGATAGCGGGCGATTCCTTTCGTAATTCTTACGTCATCTATGTAGCCGTGGAAAAAAGCATTCGCGCTGACATTGCCTGCTATCCTGAATGCAGATGATGTATAATTGTTTGCGTCTGAATAATTTACCCCGGATTGCGCACCGTTAATAAATAGTCTGGTGGTTCCGCTTGATTTACATAATGCAACGTGTGTCCATTGATTTACGGATATTGCGGCTCCGGTGATGCGAGTTAGGCCATCTACAAAAAAAACAAGATTAGAACTACCCAAAAATGTCAAAAGTATGTTTACTTGGCTAACGCCTGCGGTGCGAAAATCAAAAATAGAACCGAAATCGTTGAAATTAGGCTCACTTGCGAACGCAAGAGGATGTATCCAGGCTTCGAGGGTGAAATCGCCTGTACCAATTTGAAAACCTGAATTAGATGGCGACTGCAAGTAATCTCCCGCACCATCAAACGCAATACTTGCCCCACCAAACTTGCTTTGCGCAGTGCCGATCTGCGCGTTTCCTACAGCAGTGACAATCTTGGGCGATGGGCTGCTATCCACGATGGTCGTGCTGCCGTTAACACCATCGCCGTGAAGCAGCAGCGAGACGTTGTTGTAGTACGGATCTGCAGATACGGTCTGCTTCCGAAACGTCAGCTTTCCGGGGACGTAGATCGTCATTTCCTCGTAGTGCTATGGGTTAGTGTCATGGGATTGCAATGGACAGTGCTTGCATCAGGGTGGTTATCCTGGCGTCGAGCAGGGCTAGATTTAGTGACTCGCCGATGGAGTAGCAGGAGAGTCGGGCGTTTGAAATCTCTAGCGCAGCCGAGCCGCCTACGGCAAAAACCAATACAGGCGCATTGCCCGGCGCCTCCGAGGTTCTTGTAATCGTCGCGCTGGTTGAGTTATTTCTATAGACGAAATTGGCTGACGATGATCTGCTGATACCCTTAAACCCCACGGCAGAACCGCTCCCTAGATTTGCTTCGTAAACGCTAGATACGCCTCTTCCGAAAAGTGTTCCATTGTTATTGTTTCTGCCAAAGTGCAAGGAGCCAGTTAGGACGTTAGCAGTGCTTCCGTATGAACCAATATAAACGGGATAAGAGGTTGGGCCGCTTGTGGCCACCTGGGAAACGTATGCGCTGATGTGTGCATTATTTTGGGGCTGATCCGAGCCGACGCGGTTGCTGTTCAGATATTTTGCGGTATTAAAGGGATCACCCAGCCCCGTCTTCCGGTCATAGTCACCTGCCACAAAGCCAACATTCGTCGGCGCTGCCCCTTTTAATGGCACAAGCGCTCCGGCAAGTGTACGAGCACCTGCCATGATGCAAGCGGCCTTGATAGCATCCCATATTCCATCAAACTTGCAGCCACGAATAAACTCGTCAATCAGGACTGCTACCGGGTATTCAAGGGACGCATTATCTGCCTCTTCTACGGCAGTCAGATACGCCTGAACATCTGGATCAGCAAATGATGTGACATAGCCAGGCCGCCAGATCATGCTCATTCGATCGGCCCCTCGCTGGTAGTGTTGCTGTCTTCGATGGGGGGCTCGGCTACGGCGACCCAGGCCTCGTTCTCGGGGGTGGTTGGGTCGTCGCCGACGTACTCGCCCTCTTCGTTGCGAGCGCGGACGAGGGTGGGCTCAGTTGTGTCAGCCGGAGGATCGAGGGGTTCTGCCGTTGGGTCAACGACTTCGTCTGCCAGGGGGTCAATCAGCTCGTCCGTGCCGCCGCCGGGTAGCGTCTCTTCTGGCGGGGGCACGTTGAGGGTGCCGTCCTGGTTGAATACTGGCGGCTCTGATGGGCGCCAGTAGGGGCCAACTCGATAGCGTTCGCAGGCTTGGCGCATGAGTTCGTTCGCGCTGGCTTGCACGTACGCTTCCGCCGAATCCCAAAAGTTGCCGCCTTGCGCCTGCAAATGCAGTTCGGCTCGCAGCCCAGGGATGAAGGCTTCGTCGATGGCGACTGTAATTGTGACGCTGGCCATGGGATCAGAGGGATCAGGTGGTGGCTTTGATGACCGCGAAGGCAAGGACGATGGCCTCGCTCAACGACCCCGGCGTCACGTTTCGGATGCCGATTGTCGCCGAGCCTGCGGCGCATCTGCTATCAACCACGTACGCCATGAATGTGCCACCCGAGATGTGGTTGATTAGGAGGAGATCGTTGGCGGCGATTTTGCTGTTGGCTAGGACGAACGACACCGAGGTGTCGGCCGCCAGGGCGGCGGCGTTCATGGTGATCTGGCCGCACTGGGTATTGAGGGTGACGCCAGTGGCCTTGTTGGTGGCCTGCGTGACGGCGCCACCGGTGCCAGAGCCGTACCCGAAGGCGCCGGTTGTCGGGTCGACGATCAGGGCGCCGCCGGCTTGGGCGCCATTGAGGTTGTAGGCAACCTGCCCATTAGAGCCGGAGACTAGGGCGAGGGTGCCGGTGCGGTCTGGGAAGCTGATCACCCGATCGGCGGTTGGGGTGACCATCTGAAGGGTGGTCGTGTAGGTGCCGCCGTCGTCGAGCTCGATGTCGCCGGGGACTTCGAGGGTTCCCGTGGAGGAGTTCCAGCGGAAGCCGGCGATGGTGCCGATGCCGCCGTCCAGGTTGATCTGGACCTCGCCGGTGTTACCCTGGACGTTCTCGCGCTGGTTGCCGACGACGACGATGGTGCCGGTACTGGCGTGGATGCGGCCGGCGTAGGCGACCACCTGGCGGTAACCGGTGGTTGGGCGGACGTTGGTGAGGCCGCCGGTGGCCGACACGTAGAGGGGCTGGTTGGTGGTCCAGCCCGGGGTGGCGGTGTCGTAGGTGAAGATTTCGCCGAGGATGACGCCGTTGCCTTCGCCGTTGACGGCTAGGGTGGTTTCGAGGAGACCGATCGCGGGACCCTTGGCGGGGTCGTCGCCACGAGCGGCCTTGACTTCGACGCGGTCGCTACCGCCGACGGTGCCACTCAGGTAGAAGGGCGTGCCCTTCGGGAGCTCGACGGTGTCGGTGTTCTTGATGTGGATGTAGAAGGAGCCTGCAATGTTGCCGTGGATGTGGGCGGCGGTTAGCAGGGTGTTGACCGTCAGCTCGTTGAGCGTCAGCGGGTCGGGGACGGTGCCGACGAAGTCGAGGTTGCCGGTGAATGGGTTGAACTGGATACCCATGGGTGCCTCCTTATGACTTCGTGACCGTTAGCAGGTTGTTGCTGCCGTCGTAGGCCAGGGTCAGGGTTGCGACGACGGTGCCGCCGGAGCCGCCGGTTCGGTAGGTGACGCCGGTCAGGTTGCCGGACGTGTAGGAGAGTGAGATGTGGTCGTGCTCGGGAATCTCCAGGCCGGTGACCACTGGGACGCTGCCAGATACCAGGTCAGGCATCTTGGCGAGCTGGGCGTCTTGCTTGGCTTCGGTGGCGCCGCCGACGGGCGCGGCAAAGCTTCCGGTTACAGGAATCGGGTCACCGACGCCGGCAAGCTTGTCGCGGATCTCGCGAACAAATTGGCCGAGCGTTCCGATCATGGACCAACTCCTGGGGCTGTCTTAGTATTCCTTTTTTGGGGTGGGTCCGAGGGGCGCGTGGTGACGTTGGGTGTTTTTATGGTGATTACGGGTGGGTAATAAAAAGGAGGGGCCGAAGCCCCTCCGTTGGTTGCTGGTGCAGCGATCAGACGATCGAGGCGTTGGCGTTCACCTTGGTCAGGCGGGCGGCGGAGCGGCCGTTGATGACGGCCAGGCCGCAGAGCCACTCGACGCGGGTCACGAGGTAGGGGCCCTCGGTGGCCTCACCCAGGTCGCGGACCTGAGGGCCGCCGTTCTGGATGCCGGTCACGTGGTCGTTGCCGAAGGACACCACGTAGATCGACTGGTCGGTCGGGGTGCCGTCCAGGATGGGCAGGTTCTTGTGGTCGCGGTCGATCTCCAGGACGGGCAGGCCACCGTACACGAGCTGCTGGCCGCCGAACTCGGAGCGCTGGATGTCGATCTGGCCGGAGGCACGAGCCACGGCGGACAGGTGGCGGCGGGCGCTCTTGGACATCACCAGGTACTTCTGGCCGCCCTGGGCGTCCACGGCGTCGATGGCTTCGTCCAGCTTGTTCAGGTTGAGGGCAGCGGCGGAGCTGCCGTTGGCGATCACCTGGGAGTGGCTCCCAGCCTCGGCGGCGGGCAGGCGCAGGGCGAGGCCGTCGAATTCGGCGGCGGTGCTGTTACTGTCGCCGTTGATGAAGAGGCCTTCCCATGCCAGGCGCATGGCGCGAACCTTGGCTTGGATCTGGTAAGCGCGGGCTTGGGCACCCTCCAGTTCGACCATGGCGCGGTCAACGCGGATGTCGCCACCGAAGAGCTTCAGCGCCTCGCTGTACTGGCGGATTTCGGCGTAGCTCTCGTCGTAGCCTTCGTTGAACGAGCGGAAGCCGACGTCGCCGAGGCTCTCTTCACGCTTGTAGAAGAGGCCCGAGCCTTGGATGTTGCGAAAGGGGATGGTGCTGAGAAGGGGGCCGGCGGAGAGCTCGGTAATGACCGCGATTTCCTGAGGATTGCGGCTGTGCTTCTTCGCCTCAACGAGACTGAGACCCATGATAGGATGTCCGAGTAAACGGGAAAGAGTGGGTGAATGACCAGGTAGACTTCGCGTCATCCGTGGCCCGACACCCGTCTGATCCGGTCATCTCGACCTGGGACTTCAGGGCATCTCCTCGTCGATAGGATACCTATTGAACTTTTTTGAGCCGGAATTGGCAGCAAAAAGAGGGGTCGCCCCCTCTTGTTTGTGACTGGTTGGGTGGCGGGTGGTTAGCCGAAGGCTTGCTCGAACTGCTCGTCGGTCGGCAGTTCGGAGAAGTTTTCGGCGGTCAGGCCGTTGGCGTCGGTGCCGCCAAAGCCGATGCCGGCGCCAGAACCACGGGCGCCCTTGAAGAAGGTGCCGTAGATGGTGTGGGTCTTGAACTTCGAGAGGTAGTCAACGGGGGCGATGCGCTTGCCGGTGTCGCTGTCGAGCACGGGATCGCCGTTGGAGTCGATTACGGTGATGGAGCCGTTGGCTTCCAGGCGGAAGCTGGGGCCCAGGCGGTCGGCCAGCATGTCGAAGAAGGAGACGCCTTCGGCGGCGTCGGTTCGGCCGCCGGCCTCGAAGAAGACCTTTTCGAGGGCATAGCGCTTGCGGAACTCGCGCAGTTCGGCTTCGCGCTGCTCGGCGAGGCGCTTGGCTTCGGCGGTCTGGGCGCCGTACTTCTCCTCAAGGAGGGAGGTGCGCTCCTCGGCTGCCAGGCGCTCGCGCTCGGCGATGGCGGCCTCTTCCTGGAGGCGGCGGTATTCGTCGGGGTTGATCTGGGCGAACTTTTCGAGCTGGGCGGCCTTCTCGCGGGCGTCGCGCTCGAATTGTTTGCGGGACTCCCGTTCAGCCTTGAGGGCCTTGAGGAGGTTGTCGATTTCGGACTTGGGGACCAGGTCTCCGGTGGGCTCGGTGTTCTCGCCGCTGCCTGCGCCGCCTTGGTTGAGGGCTTCGTCGGAGGGGCCGTCCGTCACGGAGGGCTGCTGGGATTGGTTGTCGGTGGCCATGCGAAGGGGTGTCTCACCCGGGTTGCGGAGTAGGATACCTACTTAACCTTCTTTAGGAGCTGTTCGAGGAGGCGCTTGTTGCTGGCTTGGACGAGGAAGGCGTAGCGGTTGGCTTGGGTTTGGGCTTTGGCGGATTGGGAGAGGGGTTGGATCATGGGTGAGGTGATTCTGTCCATATAATACCTTTGGCACGAATTTCAAAATTCCAAAGTAATGTCGTAGTAACAATCAATATGGAAAAGACTATCCACGGTACTAAAAAAGAAATTCAAGAAGAATAAGCCTGCTTTTGGTATTGACACATCAAAAGTTGCCACGCTTTCGTTGACCGATAAATTCAAACCGTCAGTATTTGCTCTATAGATCACCGCGCCTCCAGGAACGCAGCCAAGCAGTCCTCCGGGGGACGTACTCTCCAGCAGCGGCCGTGTCGTCCCACTCCGACCACTCAGATAAACAATCATTACCTCGAAGTTCCTGGACTGCTTCTCCCCCTTTCCGTCTACCCTAGCCTTTATGGTCATTTTTTTTTGCGCGACAATCGCGACCTTAGTCGAGGCTGACTGAATAAAATTATTTCTACCTCCGCAGTTTTGGCTTTTTTCCCAATCAAGTCTTACTTGAATTACTTTATTTTCTTTATCAAATATGGGAACTTTCCAGGCCGGAGATTGCAAGGAATAGTAATCCGCTGGAGTCGTCTCAAGGGATTCCCCGGAAATGCGCACGTAGTTTCCTAGCTGATACTGCACAGACCTGTTGGCACCAGACTCTCCATCTAAGAAATTACTCTCGGATAGGAATACAGCGAAATCGAACTCCCCGCCATCCTTGCGCCTCGCGGAAAGTTGCTGAGAGACTCGCTGAGGTCTTTGGATAGGTGAGGTGTAGGAGGACGCGGTGGGCGTCAGGACCAGGGAGTTGCCCGAGGAGTTGGTTGGTGACTTGGGGTTGGCTGTTGAGGAAGGCGAGGGTCTGGTGTTTGGTGGGGTCTTGGGGTTTTGCTGGGATTGCGGTAGAATAAGCTTTGAGGCCTTTTCGGCCGTCTTGACCTGGTCGGTCTTGCGGGATAGGTCGTGACGCTGGGCTTGGCGGAGCTGGCTGTCGGTCGAGCGCAGGGACTCGGCTTGGACGTTGATGTTGACGTTCAGCGCCATTAGTCGTTGTAGCGCAGATTGATCTTGTAGGTTTGAGTTTGACCGGGGAGCAGGACAATGTTGGGGTTCTCGGTGCCCACGGTATGCGGATACGTCGAGTTGTCGATGTAAAGAATGACGTTAGTGAATGACAGACCGCCCGTGGCGCTGAATTCGGCGACGATTTCGGGGAACTCGTAGGAGCCCGAGATAGTTGAGTAGGTGCCGGGTTGAATCACAGCCGAGAAGCGCGAGTAGCCGCCGCCGCTGATTTCGTGCGTCTGCCAGGTTGAGACGGGGGTCTCGGGCCCCAGGCCGGTGACACTGGGGTTGCAGAGCATCACGTAGAGGGTGCGGCCCTCAAGGGCGAGCTGCGCCTGGCGCTCAAGCTCCTTGGGGCTGACGACGGGCGAGATTGCCACTGCCTTAGGCGACGGTGAAGGTTACGATGCCGGCGGCATCCCAAATGATCTTGAAGTCGGTGCCGTCGTCGGCGGTCTTGGTTTCACCGAAGTTGATGTAGAGCAGCGGCGGGTTGCCGTCGTCGTTGACGTTATAGACAAGGGCGTGAGCTGCGGCGATCTGGCCGCCCGTGGCGGTCCAGGTGACGTCGGCGGCGTCGAAGGCGGCGTCGTTACCGGTCTGAGTGACAGTTACGGAGGTCAGGAGTTTGAAGTCCTGGCTATAGCCGAAGGCGTTGGGGAGCTGGGTGGCGCCGGTTTGGGCCGCAGCCAAGGTGGTGGCCGTGGCGTCGAAGGTGAAGGCCGAGTAAAGATTGATTTTGTAAAAGTCCGTAACCAAGTTGGATCCGTCAGCGAAGCGCTTGGCGGAGTGGTTGAACAGGGAGACGGTGACGGCCATGGCCTTTGTGTGCTGCGCGTTAGGATGCCAATAACGGCGCTAGGTGTTGGTCACGACGGTGCGGGGGCGTCGCCAGGAGGGGGTGATGGGGTGGTAGGGTCTTTCTTGGAAGGCGGGGTTTTGCCAGATGGGGGCGTAGGCATTTGCGTCCATCTCATAAGTGAGAGCCTGGTCTGAGGCTGTGGTCAAAAGCTCTACGCCGTTAAGTTCGGAGAAGATTGAAGCTGATTCGGACGCCGAGGAGAGGCCGAGGCTGATGATTTCCGCCATTTAACTTGTCCTAACCCAGGTCACCGGCGAGCTGCTACCCGTATGTGCCCTTAGGCATGTATAGGTTATCCCATTAAAGGTAGTGGTATCACCCCAGCCCCCCGAGGATGAAGTTGTGACAAGAATATCCTGACTTGCTTGTCCTATGAAATGATTTGGAGCATACATGGCAGGCATGGAAAAAAAGTAGTTCGAGCCATAGCCGGGTGACGGGGAGGGGGCCACAATGTTCCTGGACCAACTGGATGACGGGATTCCGATATAAGGAGTATTTATCCTGGACTGAGGCGTGTAGATGTAACCTGACTGTAGGGCGCTACTGTCTGCAATATAAACCCATTTCCCTAATCCGCTCGCAGGATAGTAGCTACCAGTGGTCATTCCGGCAGTCGAAACTCGCGCAAGCAGATGGGTGACTCCATTTCCGTCGCTCAAAACAGTCGAATAGGCGAACCAAGGAAGCGTGCCGGCGGCTTCGTATGCAGTGAAGTGAGACCTTGGCGAAGTAAAGCTTATATTTGATAAACTGCTGCTTGCATTGCGTTGGAAAGTTCCTCCACCAAGATTTTCTGAAGAGGCCGAGCGTTGGTAGTAAGTTCCAGAGTCGGAATCCTGAAGAGAGGTACCGCCATTTCTGCCGAAGAAATAGATTCCATAGTCAGAGGAAGTATCTCCGTCTGACCTCGCCCTGAGGAGCCAATAAACTTTGGCACTCGTATCTCTGGATGTAGCCTGGCCTGGGTCGAAGATTTTTTCGATTACCGACGTGTCGTTGATTGCGTTGATCCAGTTCGTCAACTGAACGTCGAGCTTGTAGCTTGGGTCGTCGGTAGACCAGGTCGGACTGGCCCAGTTCTGGTTGACTATAGTTGACCAGGCGGAGGTGACGACGGCCATTAGGAGATTTCCTCGAAGGCGATGGTGAGGTCGAAGGCGTTGTTGACGGAGGACTGCGCGTAGATGGCGTCGCCCTCCTCCAGGTAGAGGTAGTCCTCGCGGGTGGTGATGATCAGTGAGGCGCCGGCGTCAACGGAGACGCCCTTGACGAGGTAGCGGTGCGTGGTGCCACGGTAGATCGAGACCGAGATGGTTGCCGAGCTTGAGGTGACGTTGCAGGCGCGAACGGTGGTGACCTTGAAGGCCTTGTTGCTGGCAGCAGCGTTCGACAGCGTGACGGCCAGGCTGTCGGAGACCGCGTAGCCCTCCGTGTTGCCGTAGACGCCGGCCGGTTCTCGTAGGTTCGGTGCTGCCATGGGTGACGACTCGTGCCGATAGTGTGCCTAGTTCGCCCAGCCTTCGGGCATGATGTCCGCCAGCCAGTCGTAGTTCTGGAATGGCCAGGAGCGGTAGTAGTTGGCGAGCTCGTCGACAACCATGGACGAGGGCGGGAGAGCAGTTGTGGTGACCACGATGAGGGGTACCTCGACCTTGGTGGCGGGACGCGGGGCGTCGGGTAAGCGGGGGGTCGTGGTGATCTGGACGGCCGGCGGGTAGGCGGCGGCGCCCGTCTGGAGGACTGGGGTGATGGGTGTCGTTGTGGTTTGAGCGGCTGGAGGCTTGGTGGTGGCGCTGACGCCGACGAGGGGGGTGACGGCCGACGGGGTGATTGTCGTGAGGGGGACGTTGACGACGATGGCGGCCGAGATCTCGGGAACGGGGGGCGTGGTCGCGACGACTGCAGGCGGAATGTTGAAGGACTTGCCGCCGGTGATGGATGGCGGCAGGGTCGAGATCGAGATGTCGGCGGGTGCGTCGGGGGTGGTGACCGTCGACAGGCGGGGTACGATCGGGACGTGCGTCGATAGGACGATGGGGAAGGCCGCCGGGTAGGCGATCGAGGCCGCCTTGATGGAGGGCGCGGGGGTGGTGAGGGGGACGGGGGCCGCAGGCGAGATGGCGGCGCCGCCGATGGCGACTCGGGGCTCGAAGACAGCGAGATCGAGGCCGATCGAGGGACAGCGAGCGACGGTTGCGGTGCGACTTTCGACGAAGATGGAGCCCCGGGTTGTGATGCTCGGGACGATCGTCTGGAGATCCAGCGAGTAGTCGATCGAGGTGATTGAGGTGGCCGTCCTTACGGTGATGTAGAGGGGGACGATCTGGTTCCAGGGTGGCACCAGGTTGGTCGAGACGATGGTAGGGCCTGGCGTGGGGCCCACGTTCGTCCAGACGGAGCTTCTGAGGACGTAGATGTCGGTGCTGGTGCGGTCGACGACGCCGTCACCTTCGATGGCGGACGGGAAGAGGAGGTTCAGACGGTTTTGGGTGTTCTCGCTTGCGTCGTTGATGCAGCCGATTAGCTGGTTGGGGGACGTGTCAACAATCGCAGTGATTGTCTCTAGTGAGGCGTAGGTGACCCCCGGGGCGGCCGGCGTAATGATTCCCTCGTCGACGATGGGGTCGAGCCCTGGGGTCGGCGTGGGGATTGGCTTGAGGAGGACGCAGGACTGCAGGACGTCGGCGCTGGGGGTTGCCGTCGAGATAACCGCTGCAGGAACCTGGACCTGGTTGGGCTGGACCTTCGGAGGGAGGGGGAGGACCGAGATCGGTCGAGGCGGGACGCGCAGGCGGCCGTTGTAGATCTTCGCCTGGCCGGCGGCGATCGAAACCTGGACGACGGTGGTAATGACGTCGGTCATTGGAGCTTACCTGCTAGGCCCCAATAGAGGGCGTCGGTTGAGACGATGACGCCGTTGCCGTCGATGGTCCAGGAGGTGCCGTTGGTTCGGTAGAGGGCGGCGGTCCCGGCCATGTTGATGTAGAGGGGGCTAAAAGGTGCGGAGGGGAGCTTTTCGGGGGCCGTTTGGATGTTGATGCCGTTGCGGTTGCCGAGGAGGAGGCGGTTCTGGACGAGGCCGAAAAGCTTTGCTTTCGCGGGGGCGTCGCCGGACTTGAGGTAGTAGGTCAGGCCGAGCTTGTAGAAGCTGTCATCTGGCGCGTAGGGCATCGAAAATTCGACCCTGCGCTTGGCCTCGGCGCTGCCAGATACGAGCTGCACGCTGCCCTGGCTTGTCGTTTCGTAGCCGGCGGGGCCGCGTTGGTCGAACTCGATCTCGACCTGCTCGGGCCTTGTGTATTCCCTAGATGGGTCGGAGTTGGGCCTGGCGAGGCTACCCTTGACTCGGTCGGCGTCGCTGGGGCCCTGCTGTGAGGAGGGGTCGCCTATCTGGACCTCGACGCTCGTGTCAGACAGGATTAGCCTGTCGCTTTGTGCCAGAATTGCGTTCCATATCGTTGTTACATCGTTGACGCTTTCGCAGAATTCGGCCGCAGCGGCTACGGCTTGCTGACCGGATATAGTGTAAAGCCAGGGAATGTACTTGATTGTTACAATTTTTGAGTATCTGCCGGATCTGTAGGTTTGAGTGACAATCTTTTCAGCGGGCACGGTAACCGTGCTGGGGATGGCTCTCGACCAGGATCCGCCGAATTCTGATTCATAGACGGTTGTTAGGCCGGTGGATGCGGCAAGATTAGTAAAGCTGGTTCTTTTTTCCAAAACTCGTTGGTATTCTTCGCCGAATTCGTTGTAAAAAAATTCCTCGCGGGTAAAGTCGCTCAAGATGTCATTGGATGGCGTCACGCCGATCGAAAGCATGTCGGTTGCCAGGCCGCCAAGCTTGGAGACGTAGGAGTAGTATTCGGTAATTTCTCTGCTTGTTACGAGACTTACTTTTTTGGTGTTTGTAGGAACGGATGTCCGCTCCCAGTCGGAAGACTCGTAAGATGGTTGCTCGGTTTCCTGCAGGTAGCGCTTGCCGGTTGTGTCCCTGTCAATGACATCAAATACCTGGTAGGCCGTCGATTCGCGAGAACCGTTGACGACGGGGAATACCTGGGTTAGCACGGCTTCGCCGCCGGTGAGTCTGTTTTTGTAGCTTATGGCGACGCTTGAGCGGGTCCAAGTCTCGTTAGAGACGAGTCCGGTGAAGGGGTCGGACTCTTCGTCGGGGGCCTCGCCGATTGCGGTATTGTCGCGTGCTGTTGCCGTGAAGCTTGAGTAGTTGACGATGACACTTTCGCCTGGTATTTGGCCAACGTTGATTTCGCCGATGTCAATTACGTCCGAGGAAGAAATGAGAGGGCCGGTGCCACCTCCTTGATTTAATGATATTACAACAAGTCGCTCTTGCTGGTCCAGGTAGCCGCAGTAGTTTTCGGAGACAAGTAGATCGTTTATGATCTGGACATAGCCGGGGCTGAAGTCAAATTCTGCAATACTGAATATACTTGTCAGGGGTATTGATGTTGCGGTTACGTCAATCATGTCGAGGCAGCGCTCCATGATCGAAGAGGCGTAGATTGGTATAACCATATTCTTTTCGTCTTGTGCTGTGTATTGAGAATTCTTCTCTTGGTCCTGCAGTGCCGTCCAGTTGATTGGCTCAGCCAGGTCTTCCATGTAGGTGAGCTTACAGCCGAGTTGGAGGCTGGTGGTGCGGCGGAAGGGGTCGGCGAAGGAGCTCAGGATGCGCAGGGTCCTGGGGATCTGCCTGGTGATTCCGTTTTTGGTGTAGCGGATCTTGAAGGGGGTGCCGATTTTGGGGTTGACGAGTCCGGCGATGACGCAGGAGCCACGGGTCTTGATTAGGCCGTTGCCCTGGATGTAGTCGTCGCTGATATTTGCGCTGATGACTGGGCCCAGGGTGGACTGGACGTTGGCGCGAATGTCTATGGTCATGCGATCACCTGGCCGAGTTGGAGCGACACGGTGTAGAGGACGCTCTTGACTCCGTCGGAGATGCGGTTAGAGGCCTGAACGGTTGGAATCGAGATGGGGTACCAGGTGCCGGCAGCAGGGGTCGTGACGATCTGCGACTCGTACCAGGACAGGATGGCGGCCCAGCCGGCGGCGTTGGTGGTGCCCTCGATGTCGCGGATGCGTTCGACGACCAGGGGGCCGCTCAGGTAGTGGACGCCGGAGGCCGTTAGCTGGAGCTGGGGGCCCTGGCCGTAGGACTCCATCGGCCGCAGGAGGGTCAAGGTCGTGGTGCCGACGGTGACGGTGCCGAAGTTGGGGAGGTCTTCGAGCTCGACGTCTCGCTCGGCGCTGCGGACGAGGACAGCCAGGGCCTGGTTGGCGTCAACGAGTTCGACGCTGACGTTGAGGTAGGCGCCCTGCTGAGAGGCCTCCGGGGCAGACGAAAACCAGCAAGGGACGTTGGTCCAAGATTGGGCGCCGGGGCCGGTGGCCGTCAGGTTGATTGTGGTGCCGACCGCGAGGGAGACCTCGGTGGGTGTGTCGTCGATGCGCAGGTTGCGCCAGTTGTCGTAGTTAGTGAGTAGCGTGAGCCACTCGGAGGGGGTCAGGAGGCCGGTAATCAACCAGCGGCGTGCGCTCAGGCCGGAGCGGATGTCGGAGCCCTCGTAGCCGAAGGGCTGGGCGGTCAGCCTGGAAAATGTTGCGGTTCCAAGCGTGACTGCCATCAGAGTCGGCTATTGAGGGCGCGGAGGTAGACGGCGTCGTCCCTGCTGTTGAGGCCCACGTTGACGTTCCAGTCTTTGTGGGCGAGGTCGGTGACTGCGCGGCTTAGTTTGCCGATCTGTTGGGATTGGTGGACCTGGACGGAGGCGAGCTCGCGGATGGCCTGGCTGTCGGAAGACGAGCGGGCGATGGCTACCTTGACGGCCTGCTCGACGCGGCTGTTGCTGATGGCCTTGCTGGAGTTGCGCAGGGGGGAGGGGTTCACGGAGATGGCGTTGTCGGGGGCCTTGATAGCGCTCCAGATGTCGGCGGGGATCACGGTACCGGAACTGGGGGCACGCCAGAGGGAGTTGCGGGGGCGCGAGATTTCGCGTAGGGCGCCGCCAGAGGAGAGAAAGCCCTCGGTGCCGATTTCGTTGACCTGGTAGGTCTGGCCGGCAGAGACTGGGCCGCCGAGGAAGCGGGCGGGGACCTGGTTGACGTTGATGTTGACGGATTGGCCGTTGAGGCTGGCGACGCTTCTGAGGTATTTCGCGATCATTTCGGCGCTTCCGGCCGAGGACTTGAGGGATTCGGCGAAGCGATCCGCCTGGTCGGCTCCGTTCGACAGCGCCTGCGGGTAGCGACTGGTGTCGTCCACAATCTGCTTAGAGATGGAGGCCGTTTCCTTGGCGCTGGCTGCCTGTCGAGCCCACTGGCCGGCCTGCTCGCGCAGGTTGGCAAGGCGTTGCTCGTCGGCGGATGTGGCCTGCTTGGATGCCTCCTCTGCTTTCCTTCTTTCTTCCAGGGTTTGCTCGGCGGCGGTAATCTGCTGTCCTGCCTTCTGCCTTTCGAGTTTGAGCATCTCTTGCTGGATGGCAAGCATTTGCTCGCGGAAAGTTTTTTCGAGTTGGCGTTCGATTGCTTCTTCTTGCCTGATCTTCTGTTGGATCTGGGCCTCCTTGCGGTCTTGCTCTTCTTTTATCCTGGCGATCTGCTCGTCCCTGGCAAGTCTTTCTAGCTGGGCGCGAGCCTCAAGGCCTCTGCGTCCACCGCCTTGAGCCTGTTTTTGTAGATCCTGGACGCGCAGCCTTGCTAGCTCCCTTTCGGAGAAGGTGAGCTGTTGGAGCTCCTTGACCCTGGCGTCGGCGATTTCCTTGGATCTGTTGAGTTCATCCTGCAGCGCCTGCTTGCGCTCCTGGATGATTTGGCGCTGTCTATCGTGCTCCATCTGCAGGTCTTGCTGCTTCTGGGAGGCTCTTTCTCTTTGTAGTTCGCGCTCGATTTCGTCGTTGGACTTAGTGGCGAATTCCTGCTGGCGCCTGTTTTGCTCTATTTGTTGTGCAATTGTATCGGCTTGCGGGGAGTAGATGTCGACCGTTCGCTGCTGCTGCTGCAGTCCTTGTTGTATACGTTCGAGGTTGCTAACCGTGTTCGAGATTTCGCCGGTCGAGATGCCTTGTTGTAGAATTTCGACGGTGACCTGGGCCTTTCGTCCATTGAGCTGATCAATCCGATCGCCGGCCTTGGTCAGCTCGGAGATGATCCGAGGCAGTTCAGGCGACTTGATGTCAACACTCGCGCTGGCGCTTTCGAGGGACTGGACCTTTGTCTCTATGTTGGATATTGACTCGGCCAGCTTTCCGCTGGTAATCTGTTTGTCTATTTCTATCGAAATTGCAATCGCTTCGGAGAAGGATGCCAGCTCTTTAATGGCACGAAGTTGTACCGACAATTCGGCGGCCTCTTGGGTCAAGAGGTTTAGTTCGTTCCGACCTTGAGTCGTGTCAATGTCGATTGCCTTTTGTCTTTCCGATAGGAGACGCTGCAGTTCTTCGAGGTTGGCGATGGTCCGGGGGATCTCTCCGCTGGAGATGCCTTGCTGCACAACTTGTAGGGTGATCTGCGCTCTACGGCCGTTCAGATCGTCGAGGTCGCGTTTTGCCCTGGTTAGCCTTGCGATTAGGTCAGGGAGCTCTGGAGAGTTGATGTCTACGGTTGCGCTAATCCCCTCCAGCAACTGAATCTGATACTGAAGGTTCGAGATGGACGAAGCGATTTCGCCGCGTTCGATGCCTTCGTCGACTTGCGCTTCGATTTTGATTTTTTCGATCAGATCGGCGGACTCCTTGATTTCGCGGATCTTGAGAGAAACCTCGGCAGCCTCCTCTGTGATACGTCTGAGTTCGGAGCGGCCTTTAGGGGTAGTTAAGTCAAGTTCGGAAACACTGTCCTTGAGGGACTTGTAACGCTCTTCGAGCTGGCCGAGGCTGTTGAGTTGGTCCTTGTTTTTGGTTTGGACGCGGCCGGCGGCCTGGGCCAAGGCGTCATAGCGCTTGGACAGGGCTTCGTAGACTGTGCTTAATTCGTTGGCACTTTTTGAGAGAATGACGTTTTTGGCGCGAGTCTTTTCTTGCTCTTCTGAGAGGGATTGGAGTCTTCGCTTGTATTGGTCGATCTTCGGAGCGTCTTCAGGTTGAAGGGTGCCGGCTTCGCGGGCTGCTTCCAGCTCTTTTAGCTTGGCGGCGGTTGCGGTGTATTCGTCGCCAAGTGTCTTGATGGCGGACTCGTTGCTCTTGATAGATAGGTTGTAGTCGTCAATCTTCTTTTGGATTGCGGTGATGGCAGTGTCGAGGGTACCGAAGGCGGCATTGACTCGTTCGTCTGCACCTTCTTTTATGCCCTCGGGAGTGATGTCCTGGGACAGGGCGTTGATGAGTAGGTTAGCTTGGACGATTGTTTTTTTGATCTGCTTTTCGACGGATTCGACTTCTCGGGTCAGGGATGCGGCTTCAGTGTCGCCGCCGGCGAATACGTTAAAGAGGCCAAATGTTATTAGAGGAGAAGTAACGACTCGTAAAACGTTGGCCAATGGACCAGTTTTCTCGATGGCTCCGTCAATTGCGGACGTGACTTGGTTGTAGAATGAGATTATTCTTTCGCCAAGGCCGATGACACCATCGCCGACCTGGGCTGCGCCAAGGGCGATCTTGGCGTAGAAGCTTTCAAGGGCACTCTCTGGGGGTGCTTGGGCGATGGTGGATTGGGCGCCTTTGAGCTCGGCGAGGCTGCGGGTGAGGGCCTCGGTTTGATCTTTGAATTCTTTGCTGGCTGCATTGGCGCGGGCGACGCCGTCGGAATAAAGCTTGGTGGCGGCGCCGATGGCTAGCAGGGCGATACCGATGGGGCCAAGGGCGGCGGCGATGCCCTGGATGCCCTTGCCGGCGAGGCCAACGGCTCCGTCGATAGCAGAGCCAACGCGAGTCGCGGCTCTGCCGAGGCGGTTGGTGCTGGCTGCAGCAGTGGCGGCGGCTCGCTGGTTCTGGGAGAGCCTCTCGTTGATGTCGGAGATGGTCTGGTTGGTGCCCTGGATCGAGGACTGGAGGTTATTCTGGGAGGACTGGAGGGTGGAGATTTCCTGCGTGACGCCCTTGAGTTGGGTGCGGAGGCGGTCGGCGTCGGCGCTGCCGTAACTGGTGCTGGCAAGCTGGGCGGAGAGGCGGCCCTGGAGCTGGGTCAGTTCGCCGATGCGCTGAGTGACGGCGGTGGAGGAGGCGTTGTACTCCTTCAGGCGCTGGTTGGCGAGGCCTAGGGTTTCGGTGTAGTATTCGCTACTGGCGGCTAGCGCGGCGTTGAGGCTGGTCGCGACTTGGGTCTTGCTGGCGCCGCTGGAGACGGTGCTGGCGTAGGCCTGTGATGCGGCGATGGCGCGGTCGTAGGAGGCCGACACGGAGCCCTCCAGGCTGTCGCCGAAGCGAGCGGCAGACTCGGCGCCACCCGTGAAGAGGTCGCGCAGTTGGGACTGGAGGTTGGTGGTGCGGCGTTGCAGACGCTGGAGGCGGGCCTCTTCCCTGTCCGAGAAGGCGACGCCGCTGGTTGCCGCGTCTGCTTTTTGTTGTTGTAGCTTGGCGAATTCGGTGTAGGTGGCGCGATACTGCTTGCGGATCTTGTCTTCGGCAGCGGTGGTGGCGCCAACGAGCTGGTCGCGCTTTTCGGTTAGCTCGGTGATCTTTCGGTTAAGGGCGTCGGCGTCGTCGAGTTGGTTGCCGAGAAGACTTGAGGCCGGCACGGCGGTCAGCTTGTCTCTGAGGGTGTCGATTTCGGCGTTGATTCGGCGCAGCTCGTTGAGCTCGTCGCCGGTTAGGATGACGGGGGCGCGTTCGAGGGTGGGCACGGAGACACCCTTCGCTGCAGCCAAGGCAGCCTTCTGGGATTCGAGTACCTGGACCTTCAGACGGGCCTGCAGTTGGTCGATCTGGTTGGTTAGGTTCTTGACTTGTCGGGTCTGGGCGTCGGCGCCGAGGTTGATTTGGTTGCGGGGGGACGAGAAGTCGCGCAGTTCGAGCTGGAGGTCGCGGACGCGGCCTTGGAGGCGCTGGAGGCGAGCTTCTTCTTTGGCGGGGAAGGCGGTGCCGCCGGCCGCAGCGGCGGTCTTTTGTTGCTGGAGTTTGGCGAATTCGGTGTAGGTGGCGCGGTATTGGTTGCGGATCTTTTGCTCGGCGGCAGAGACGGTTGAGGTGGTCGCGTTGGCGGCAGCCTGGGCGGAATTGAGGGCATCGCCAAAGTTGACGCGGCCGGCGGTGACGGGGCGGCCGATCTCGCGGCGGAAGTCGTCGAAGGGTTTGATGGGAGGCGGTTGGACGCCCGCGAAGGCGCGGCGGGCGGCGGTGCGGAACTTGTCGATGGCGGCGATCTGGGCGGTCCAGCCGAATTGCAGTGACTTAAGTGGGCCGAGCAGCTTGCCGATTAGGGCGAGGCCGGCGAGTTCGACGACGCCCGGGATTCGAGTGAAGAGGTCGATGAATGGCGTGATGACGCCGATGACGCGGACGGCGCCGTCGGCAATCAGGAGAAGTGATTCCAGGAGGCGGACGCCGGACTGCGAGATGCGGGAGAAGACGTTGATGATGTTGGAGGTGGCGCCGCTCTCGGAGAGGCGGGTCAGGAAGTCGGTGATGACGGCCTGAACGCGCAGGAAGACCTCGATGATGGGCTGGCCGATGGTGGCCAGGTTGCGGAGGTTGAGCTGGCTTAGGGTTTGGAGGTTGTTGCGGACCTGGTCGATGGTGGCGTTGCCGCTTGCCAGGGCATCGACTGCCGAGGTGGCGCTGGGGCCGAGCTTGCCGAAGAGGAGGTCAGCCTTTGAAAGTTCAGGCAGGAACTCGATCAGGACGTCGGTGGTGACTTCACCGGCCTTGACCATGGCCTCCAGTTCTTGGACGGTTTTGCCGATCGACTTGGCGAGGTCTGTCTTGAAGGCGGGGTCGGCTTCGGAGATCTGCTGGGTTAGCTCTTCTGCCTGAAGTTTGCCCTTGGCGAAAGCTTGGATGACGCCGTTCATGACGCGGCGGGCGCGGTCGCCAGAGATGCCGAAGGCGGCGAAGCGGCTCGACAGGGCCTCGGTGATGGCCGAGACGTCGCTCATACTGCCGCCGACGTTTAGGACGACCGGGCTGAGCTGCTGGAAGCCGGACTGGACGGTGTCGAGGTTGGTGCCAAGGCCAAGGGCGATGCGTTCGGCGTCGCGGAGGGACGAGAAGGCTGCACCGGCGCCGGCGCCGATGGCCTTGAAGGCGAGCTCGAATTGTTGGATCTCGGCGGCTTCGTTGACGAAGCGGTTGAAGGTCGACGAGAGTTGACCGACGACGATGCTGACGGCCTGGAGACCTTGGGTGAACTGGACGAGCTGGTTGGAGGCGCTGGCGAGGCCCTGGATATTGAGGTCGGCCTTTAGTCTTTGCCAGAAGTTGGAGGCGCCGGCTCGGTCGAGTTCGCGGGAGAGCTCGCGGACACGCTGGTTTTGGGCGATCCACCTCTCGTTGACTTTGGTGACTCGGTTGCCGTACTGGTCGGTTTCTTGAATGAGTCGAGCGATCCCGTTGCGGGCCTGCTTTGCCTCATTGACGGCCTGGCTGAGGTTGATGACGCTGCCGGTTTCGGTTTTGTCGAGTTTTTTCTGGGCTTGGATGATTTTGTCGACGACCGAGAGGCGCTCCTTTTCGACGGCGACGAGCTTGCGGGCGCCGGATTCGTCGGCGACCGTTTCGAGGGCGATTCTTTTGGTTACGGTGCCGCCAAGGGAGGTGTTGAGAGCCTTGGCGGTTCCTTCTACGTTGGCGCGTAGGTCTGCGAGGTACTTGTTAAGCTGAGCCGCATTCAGTACCGCCTCGAATTCAATAGGAGTAGCCACTGCGGTCGGCGCTTAACGCCGTTAGTCTTCCGTCTTGAGTGGGCAAGATTTCATGGTTGTTTTGAGCTTGCCGGTGTCGGGGTCGACTCGGATTTCTTCGACGAAAAAGAGCGGGCAACTGTTGGCGGCGGCCGTGCGTTCGGCGATGATTTGCTTGGCGATCGAGCGGGCCGTGGAGGGCATGGCGTAGTGGTGGGTGGTCTATGGATGCCGAAAAAAAGAGCCCCGGTTGGGGCTCGTGGCTTGGTCGGTTGGGGCCGTAAAGGGCTCAAGGGGTCGGAGGGGCGACGTTGGCGTCGATGTCGATGCGGTAGGGGCCGTAGCCTTGGATGGTGGCCTCCCAGGAGACGATCGAGCCGGCTTCGTTGGATTCGGTGTAGCCCTGCAGGGTGCCGTAGCCGTAGATGGCCTCGTCGGTGCCCGTGGGGCCGATGCGGAGCACCTTCACGCGGAGGGCGTCGGCCACGGTGTTCTGCTCGGTGAGACGCAGCACGTGGTAGCCGGCATCCTTGAAGTCGGCCACGCCGGACAGCGAGAAGCTCCAGGTTTTGGAGGTCGGCAGCGTGATGTTGAAGCCCTTGGTTTCGTCGTCGTAGGTGACCACTTCCTCGGTGTTGGTGTCGGTCTCCAGGGCCGCGTTGTTCAGGCCGTACAGACGGAAGGGGTTGTCGGTGCCATCCATGTCGAGGGCCGTGGCGCCCACGCTGAAGACGCCGCTGGCGTAGCTGATGACGGCGGAGGGGGACTGGACGGTGGTCGTCGAGATGAAGCCTGCGGCGTTGCTTACGCCCGTGAAGGCGGTGTCCACTTCGGCGGCTGCCAGGGGGACAATGTAGAAGTCGTAGCCGAAGCCGGTGGAGAAGTTTGCCATGTGCTCAGGTAGGAACGCTCAGGTAGGAACGCCTCGGTAGGCGCAAGGGGATAGAGCAGGTGCCTACCTGCTTGCATTAGGCTTCCGATTTGTGATTGGGTTTAGGTTGCGGTTATGGCGGAATCGGACGAGATGAGGATTAGGGATTGGGCGATTGAGCCGAGGCCGGTTGGTGTGGGGCCTACCTCGATGGATTCGGCGTTCGAGAAGAGTTCGAGGACGCGGGTGGTGGCGGCCGTCATGGTGGAGCCGTTGGCGGGTGGCCAGGCGAGCAGGTAGACCTTCCACTGGAAGGTGATGTCGGCAGGGCCCGTTAGGTAGTTGCGGCGGCGTTGGGGGACCACGTCGTGGATCAGGACCTCCAGGCCGGAGATGGAGCTGGTTTTGGGGAGGTCGGCGCCTGGGGTGTGGACGCTTAGCGCGGGCAGGGTGGTGTTGCCGGCCTCGAAGGTGCGCGTGCCGACAAGGGCCATGAAGGTGGCGTCAGCCAGCAGGGTGTCGTAGATGGCGGTTGGGGTGGTGGGGTGCGACTGCGGCAAGATGGGCTCCCTGCTGGTTGGTAGTGTTCCTTGGTCGGTTGCGGTAAGATAAGGGTGCAGCCGCAAGCGGGTCATGCCGATCAAAGATTTTGTTGCATCACGGCTCGGGTCTTTGGTTGGAATTGGGTCCTAGGTCTGACCCGAAATGATTGACCGTTCGGTCGAAACGTCGGCTCCCAAAGGGGTGGCCTTGTCGTATCACCAGTATCTTGCGGCCATGGAATGCTTAACGAGCTCAGAGGCAAAAAGGCGTTGGCGCCGGGCGATTAAGGCAGCATGGGGGAATCGGTGTTGCTTTTGTGGAGAGCCGCCGATTGATGATAAGTCGCTCACGATTGATCACCTGAAGGCGAAGAGCCGGGGTGGGGAGGACACGAGTAACAACTGCTTGCCGGCGTGCTTGGAGCACAACCAGAGCAAGGGGTCGAGTGATTGGGTTGAGTGGTTCAGGGCGCAGGCGTTTCACTCGCTGGAGCGCGAAGCCAGGATTCGGTTCTGGCTGGAGAACGGGAGGCTGCCGGATGGCGACGAGTGGGCCTCAGCGGAGGAGGCGTAGGTCGGCGTCCTCGAAGGCCTGGAACTTGCTGGAGAGGGTGGGCATGCGGACGTCGATGGTGCGTCCGCAGGGGGACGTCATCTTGCGGCGTTCACCGGAGGCCGAGATGGTGGCGATCAGCATGCCGCTGACGTGTTCGCCGTCGGTGGAGGGTGCTAGCAGGATGGCGTCGTCGCACTGGAAGCAGAGGAGTTCCGGCGGGAGGGCGTCGGCGGCGCGGCTCTTGAGGTCGGCATAAACGAAGAGCGCCCAGGTTGGGAAGCTGCCGAGGCGGATGAGCTCCAGGGCGGCGGCGCCGTACCTGGCGTCGGGGAGGTTTTGCTTTTCGCGGTCGGCGTAGAAGTAGTAGTCTTCGGGTTTGAAGGGTTTGCGCTGTTTCTTGCGGTCGCGGTTGAGTTCGGCCGTCTGCCAGGAGATGTAGGCCGTTGGACGCTCCAGGTTGTGGAGGCGCTCGCGATCTAGGGTGTTGAGGCGCAGGATGGCGCCCAAGATGTAGGGGTAGGGGAGGCGCCAGTAGTTTTCGTGGGTGAACTCGGGGTCACCCGGGAAGTAGAACTTCAGTCGCCAGTAGTAGTCCTCGAACGGGTAGCCCTTCTGGGTGCGGGCTTTTTTTCGGCTTCCTCGAAGGAGGAGGTTGAGGTGGTTTCGTCGTTGCTGGTGTCGTCGGGTGGCGAGAAGGCGTCGAGGCACTTGCGCTCCTCGTCGCGGAAGAGGGCATCCAGGGCGTCGATTAGGTCGGGGTGGACCCTCTCGACCTCGTCGATGGTGATGTCGGTGTTGATGCGGTACTTGAGGAGACAGCAGGCGTGAACGATCTTCTCGCGGACCTGGCCGGCCGACATCTCGCGGACGGCGCGGGTGAGGTCTTCGGCGAATTCCTGCTCGATCTGGTTGATGAGGTCGAGTTGCTTGAGGGCTTTGGCGTTTTGGTCGTGGAGGGCCGTGCGCTCTTGGGTGGTCAGGGTGGGGTCGAGGTCGTCGACAAGTTGGGGCGTTGAGCCGCTGATGATTTGTAGGACCAGCGAGTAGGCCTGGTCCATGCCGAGGGCGAACTTGCGGGCGACCTGGCGGCTTACGGTGATGATCTGGGAGGTGCCGCCGTCCAGTTGCTGGACCTGCTGGACGAAAGACTTCTCGCCGACGGTCAGGTAGCCGAGGCGCTTGATTTCGAGGATTCCGGTTTCCTCGGTGCCGAGTTGCTCCAAGATGGGCTGACGGCGAGGCTGGACCACGAAGGGGAGCTTCGACATGGGGGTGGCGAGTTGAGCGAGATAGCTTGCCTAAGGGGTGGTTAGTTGAAGGCTTTTGCGATTTCTTCGGCGTAGTAGCGGCCGAAGTCGAAGGCGGGGATGCCGGCGCCGCCACGCAGGACCGAGTCGACCCAGGGGCGGGCGGGCAGGTAGATGCGGGTCGACTGGCTGCCGTAGGGGTTGATGTAGCCGCCGTAGTGGACGAGGGCGGCGTAGGGGGCGTCGTACGAGATGTGGACGCCGTTGGGGGTGACGCGGACGGTGCCCGATTCGAGGAGCTCGCCGGTTTCGTAGATGTCGGCCGAGGGGGTGGTGGGCGTTGGCCAGTTGCTGGAGCGCATGGCGGCATCCAGGGCCTGCTTCAGGTCGACGGCGATGCGGCGGTTGGCACGGTTGATGGCGGTCTCCAGGCGGGTCGTGAGGCTGGGGCCCGAGAAGGAGACCTTGTTGAAGGAGAGGAGGTTGGAGGTGTTGGTTGAGGCCTGGATGGGGCGCAGTTCCATGGCGGCCTTCGGGAGGAGGTCGTCCATGGTAAAGGCTGGGCGGCGGGAGGCCATTAGCCGGTTAGGTCTCCGCTGCGGATGGTGAGGGGGATGCCGCCGATTTCGGCTACCAGGAGGGCGTCGATCTGGGTGCCGCCGTAGCGGCCGGTGTTGCGCTCGATGCGGCAGGGTTTGGGGGTTTCGGTGCCCTGCAGGTGCTGGCAGGAGGTGCCTGGGGGCAGCCAGGTGGGGGTCGAGGTTAGGGGGAGCCAGTTGGCGGTGGGGATGGGGGAGGTGAAGGTGAAGTCGGAGGCGACGGCTTGGTGGCGCAGGGCGTAGCCACGGTAGAGGTAGGCCTCGCCGCTGGTGCCGGGGAGGCGGTCGCCTGGCGAGAGTTGCGTGGGTAGGTAGTCGGCGCCGGTTGACGTGCCGGTGCTGTCTTGGCGTTTTAGGTAGCAGTGGAGGAGGTAGAGGGTCGAGGCGGGCTGGGTGATGCGGCCGGCGACGACAGAGGGGGCGCCTAGGGTGGGCACCAGGAGGTAGGCGTTGGCGTAGGGGAGGAGGGGGGACGTCAAGGCGTGGTGGGGGTGGTGCGGGCGCGGGCGCGGCAGAGGG